AACGGATACCATGCTCTGAATGGTGCCGTGATATCCACGGTGGCCCTCACTCTCAACACACTGAACGCTGGCAACCTCGGCCTTCTCATCAAAATGGCGAATGGCCAAACCCAGGTGCCGTTCCGCACTGACGATTTCAACGCTGGCGGCACGCTGCTCACGGTGAATGCCTCGGGCGAACTCACACTGAACCGGCAATCCTCGACGACATTCGGGCGGCAGGTCGCTTTCGTCGCGGGAGATTTTGCGGTGAGCACGGATGCGACCCGCCAGGGGCGTATCAGACTGCACGCGACGGACTGGAACGGTGACCGCGAGATCATGCGCGGTGAGGCTGACGGCACTAACCCCAAGGTCGGCTTTTTGGGCGCCGCAGCGGTTGTCCGGCAGGCCGTCGCCGCAGCAGCCACTGATCAAGCCACGGTCATCACTCTCGCGAACAGCATTCGCACTGCTCTGATTAATCTCGGGCTCGCCGCATGAGGAGTACTGAAGTGGCTCAAGACCTGACCAGAACGAAACAGAACTTCGCGTCCGCCAGCGGGGTGCTTGCGGAACGCTTACTCAACATCGCCCGAGACTGTGATGAATTCAGCCAGTTCTACTTCACGAACGGACTGAGCATCGGTGCCGCCAATGCGTTCACCCAGGCGGATCTGGATGGCACGGCAAACCAGCACCTCACGCCGGATTTCATCGCACTCGTCGTCACTGCGGCGCAGTTGCTGGCAGCGGCGATGGACGCGACCGTGCGGAACAATCTCCGGCTAGCGATGACGAAGCCGCTGGAGTAGGCCTGTGCCCGTTGTCGGCGAAGTCATCCGCGCGCTGCTCATGACGCGCTCCCTCACGACCCAGGAAGCGAAAGACGCCGACGCGCTGCCCACAGCCGCGCTCCGGCGGAACGGTATCGCGACCGCCGCTACAGTGACAGTAGTGGATGTCGGAACCGGGCACTATTTGCTCACCGCCACACTGGCAGCGGGGCAGGGCTGGCTGCCCGGAGACCATTACGCGCTCGACGCGACGTGGACGATGGAAGGCACCGCCGGCCTCGCGGAGATCGTCCTGCAGGGTCAGGTGGCTCCGAGTGTAACCGTTGAGGCGGAGAGCACGCCGGACACCGATCGCACTATCCGCCGGGGTGATACGGGCACGGTTGCGTTCACGGGGCTCGGCAACCTGACCGGGCGAACGAAGCTCTGGTTCACGGCGAAGAGTTCGAGCCTCGTGGGCGACGAGAAGGCCATCCTGCAGGTGACCGAAGCAGACGGGCTCCTCGTCCTGAACAGCGCGCCGGCCGAGGACGAGACGCTCGCGGCCATCACGGTGACGGACGCGGCAGCGGGCGACCTCGCCGTGACGATAGCCGCCGAGGCCACGACAGAACTGGTGGCCATCTCGCGGCTGCGCTACGACGTGCAGGTGCTGCTGCCGAGCGGCGTATTCACCCTGGCGGAGGGGCTGCTCGTTGTGAGCGACGACATCACGCGAGCGATCGAGTAAGGGCAACCGAATGGCGAAAACCGAGGCCCAGGTCCGAGAACTGATCGTCCGGTTCACGCAGGCCGATCGGCAGCCGACGCTCTCCGACGCGGAGATCGACGAACTGGTTCAGATGTCGAAGCGGCAGGACAGCTCGAAGCGTCCCCCGACCGACCCCGCGTGGGAGCCGACCTGGAACATCAACGCGGCCGTCGCCCTGGGCTGGGAGCAGAAGGCGGCGCGGCTGGCTACCGACTTCGATATCCGTAGCGCCGACCAGGACTTGAAGCGCAGCCAGGCGTATGAGATGTGCCTGCGCCAGGCCGACCGCTGGAAGCGGCGCGTGACCGAAAGCCCCGAGCTTCCGGGCAGTCTGAAGCGCGACCTCCCGACTGGGGTGTTCTCGAACGCCAACGACGAGGAGTTCGCGCCCGACTGTTGCTGTGACGACAGGAGAGACTGGTAACGTGGAGCAGAAGCCCGAGCAGCCGAAGGAGACGAAGCCGGCGGAGGTGTCGCAGTTGCGGCGCGGGTGGCAGGTCCGCCCAGCAACGCTCATGGTTGCGCCGCCGCAGGAGCGACTGCTGAAGCCGCAGCCGGTAGAGGAGCAGTAGCGTGGCAAACATCCTCTTCACCAAGGCGCGGGAGCTCATCGCCAATCACAACGCGGCAGGGACCATCAACCTGCTGTCGGACACGCTGAAGGTGATGCTCGTCGATGACACCTATGTCGGCAACGCCGATGACCAGTTCGTGGACGACGGCACCGCCAACGACCCGGCTTCGCACGAAATCAGTGTCAGCGGTTACACTGGCGGCTTCGGCGGTGCGGGCCGCAAGACGCTCGCGGGGAAGTCCATCGCGCCCGACTTCACCGACGACGTGGCCTACTTCGACGCCAACGACGTGACCTGGACGGCGCTGGGTGCCGGCGCGACCATCGGGGCGGCGCTGCTCATCCGCGAGGGCACGAACGACGCCGACTCGAGGGTCATCGCCAAATTCGACGTCACGGACACGCCGACCAACGGTGGCGATGTGACGCTCGTCTGGCACGCCGATGGTCTGCTCCAGTTCTGACGGAGGCACCCGTGTCCGCCGAGATCCCGCAGTGGCAGATAGACCAGGCGCGGGCGAGCTTCAACGAGCACCTGCCGTCTACCGGGCTCGTGAAGCACCGCACGGGCACGAGCGACGGGCGGGGCGGCCAGTCGGAGAGCTACGATGTCGGCACGGCGGTGAGGTGCCGGTTGCTGCCGATGGGCGCCCGCGAGGCGCAGGGGCGCGAGGAGGCGTCGGGGCACAAGGCGTCGAGCTGGTGGACGATCCTCTTCCCGGCGGGCTCCGACGTGCGGACGACCGACCGCGTCGTGATTGATGGGCAGACGTATGAGGTCATCGACCATATCGACGCGCGCAGTCAGTCGCTCGTGATGAAGGTCTCCGCGCGACGGGTGAAGTGATGGCGAAAGAGGCGGTTACGATCAAGCTGACGAAGGAGTTCGACCGCCTGCCGTCGCTGCCGGCCGAGGTGCGCCGCCGCCTGTCGCTCGTCGTCCGCAAGACGGCGAAGGACGTGGAGGCGCGGGCGAAGACGCGGGCACCCGTAGACACCGGCGCGCTCAAGAACTCGATCCAGGCGCGCCCGCGGGACGAGCTGACATCGGAGGTCGTCGTCGGCCAGGAGTATGGGCTCTATCAGGAGTTCGGCACGGTGAAAATGGCCGCGCGACCCTTCCTGCGCCCGGCAGTGGAGGAGGTGGCTCCTGCGTTCGAGGCCGCGGTCACGCAGGCCATCGAAGAGGCGGCCCGGTCGTGAGCGACATCAACGAGCTGGGCCTCTGCGCCGAGTTCCTGTTCGAGCAGCTCACCGGGCACGGGCCGCTCGTCGCGCTCGTCGGCGACCGGGTCTACCGCGACCTCGCGCCGCCGGGCGCAGTGCTGCCGTATGTTGTCTTCTCGTTTGTCGCGGGCGTGGATCGGAACGCCGTCGGCAGCCGGTCTATCATGTTCACCCGTCCCATCTGGGACATCAAGGCGATAGTCCAGGGCACCGACGGCGCCGCGGCTGACGCCATCGCCGACGCCGTCCACGGCGCCGTGAACGGCAAGCAGCGGCTGGACGTGGCTGATGGCGAGTTGGTCGTGCTTGGGGTCCGGCGGGAGAGCCTGCTGGAGTTCCCCGAGCTGCGTGACGATGTGCAATACCTCCACCGAGGAGGGACATACCGTGTTTTCTGTCACATTCTGCGAGCCTGAAAGGGGGTAGGCCGTGCCAGAGAGGGCATCCGTTTTCCAGACAACCCTACTCGGCGTCGAGGTGACGCCGGGGACGCCCGTTCAGCCGGTCAAGCGCCTCCAGGCGACGGGCTTCCAGTTCGCGCCACAGGTGCCCGTCGAGCCGTTTACGCCGATGGGCTCCAAGTCCGCCACAACGGCCATCCGCAACAAGGAGTGGACCGAGGGCAGTATCGAGGGCGTCTGCGCGTTCAACGACCTCATCTACCTGCTTTCGGGCGTGCTGACGAAGCCCACGCCGACGACGCCGGCGGGGGCCACGAACACGCGACGGTGGAACTTCAAGCCCAACAATTACGACGTGGACGACCCCGCCATCTACACGGCGCAGATGGGCTCCTCCGTCCGCGCGGAACAGGTGACGCACCTGATGATTGACGGCCTCACGCTCCGCTTCACGCGCGAGGAGGCTTCGGTCTCGGGCTCGCTCCTCGGGCAGGAGACGACCGAGGGCGTCACCATCAGCGCCGGCCGAAACGAGGTGCAGCAGGTCACGAAGGGGACGCATACCGGCGGGACGTTCACGCTCACGTTCGAAGGGCAGACGACCGCCGCTATCGACTGGGACGCGTCGGCGGCCGAGGTTCAGTCGGCGCTGGAGGCGCTCTCCAACATCGCGCCCGGTGACGTGGCCGTCACGGGCAACGAACAGGGACCGTGGACGGTGACCTTCCAGGGCGCCCTCGGCGCGTCGAACCGCACGCAGATGACGATTGACGACACGAACCTGACGGGCGGTGCCGGCCACGCGGTCACGACAGTGACGGAGGGCCAGGCGCTGGCCAACGTCCCCGAGGTGCCCATCGACCCCGACATCGTCTCCGTCTACCTGGGCGACACGCTGGCCAATGAGGTGCAGGTCGTCACCGTGCAGGCGACCGGCGGCACGTTCACGCTCTCGTTCACCGACCCGGCGGGCACTGTCCACACGACGGCGCCCATCGCCGAGAACGCGGCAGCGGCGACCGTGCAGACGGCACTGCTCGCGCTGCCGTGCTTCGTCGACGGCGACGTGACGGTGTCCGGCTCGGCGGGCGGTCCCTGGACGGTCACGTTCGGCGGGCGTTACGCCGGCAACAACCAGCCGCTCTTCGTCGGTGACGGGACGCTCCTCACGGGAATCACGGCGCCTGCCATCGCGGTGACGCAGAGCACGGCGGGCGGACTGTCGAAGCTCCTGCGCGTCTCGGAGTTCGAGTGGAGCCTGACCGACCGGTTCACCGAGCAGATGACGCTCGACGACGCCGAGCCGAGCTTCAGCGCCTACGTCGAGCGCGAGCCGGAGCACACCTGCCAGCTCGTCATGCAGTATGACGGGGACGCCGCCGCGCTGATGGCGAAGCTGCGGAACAAGACGACGCAGTTCCTGCGGCTGGAGGCCTGGGGTCCGGTCATCGAGGGCGATTTCCGCTATCGGGCGCGCCTCACAGTTCCTGTGAAGCTGACCGGACAGGACCAGGGCGACAGCGACGACGTCTACACCAAGACTTTCGACGCCACCGGGATCTACACGGAGGTGTCCTCATTCAATGGATTCGTCGAGTGGGAGCTGGATGTCCCGCTCACTGGGCTGGAGGCATAAGAGGTGGGGTTCTCTCTCAAGCACTACCGGGAGACCGCCGAGCAGCGCGAGGTGGAGTGCAACTTCGGCGGCTCCACCTTCAAGTTCTGGTATGCGCCGTCGCTCTACACGCCGAAGTTCGAGCAGCGCCTTCGGGACGACCTGAAGGGCGACGTGCAGACGCGCTTCCTCGTCACGACCATCACGCACTGCGTTCAGCGGTGGGAGGTGCTGGACGAGTTCCCGATCCTCGATGCGGACGGCAACGAAATCGGCGTCGAGGAGTGCCCGGTGCCGTTGGACGAGGAGCACGTCTCGGCGCTGCCGATCGCGTTTCTGACTGCCGTCGTCGAGGCGCTGCAGGGAGACCAGAGCCCAAACGCGGCGACCCCGCCGAAGCCCGCCGGCAGTTTCGGGTCTGGCTAGTCTCGCGCGGGGAACGGGGCTGGTGCCCCGACTGGTATCCGCTCTTCAAGGCAGCGCAGGCGCTGCACATCCCACCGTGGGAGCTGGAGGACGCGCCCATCTTCTACCGTGACGCCGCCCTGGAACTCATCAGCGCGGAGGGATGGGCGGACGCCGAGCGGGCCAAGCGGGACCGGAAGAAGGGGAGGCATCGGTAGGGAGGGGCTGACGTCTTGCCAGCCCCTTTCGTCAGGAGGTAGACTGTGGCCATCACCGTGACCCAGTTGCGTGCCGCGATCGGCGTGGAGGCGTCCGCCTTTGACCGGGGCGTGGAGGCCATCGAGGGGCGACTCGAGAAGCTTGGTCCAAAGCTGCAGCGGATCGGCGTCGGCCTCTCGGCCGCGCTAACCGCACCGCTGGCCGGGCTCGCCGCCCGTGGCGTCAAGGTGGCGATGGACCTGGAGCAGTCCCTGAACGTCCTTCGGGCCACCTCCGGTGCGACGGGCGAGCAGATGGCCCAGCTCGGCAAGCTCGCCGAGGATCTTGGTGCGGACCTCGCGCTGCCGGGCACCTCGGCCGCCGATGCCGCGCAAGCGATGTTGGAACTCTCCAAGGGCGGCCTCTCCGTGGCGGACACGATGTCCTCGGCGCGCGCCGTCCTCCAGCTCTCCGCCGCCGCCCAGATCGACAATGCCCGCGCCGCCGAAATCACCGCTGACAGCCTTGCCACGTTCGGCCTTGCCGGCTCCGAGGCCATCCGGGTGGCCGACTTGCTCGCCGGTGCGGCCAACGCCTCCACCGGCTCCATCGACGAGATGGCGCAGGCCCTCGCGCAGTCGGGAGCCTCCTTCCGCGAGATGGGCGTGGGCATCGCCGACGCGACGACCGCCATCAGCCTCCTCGCGCAATCGGGGATCAAGGGGAGCGACGCCGGCACCTCGCTAAAGACCATGCTCTCCCGCCTGAACCCGACGACCAAAGAGGCGAAGGCGGCGATGGAAAAGCTGAAGATCAGCTTCTTCGACGCCAACGGCCAGTTCGTCGGAATGCAGCGGTCGGCGCAGATCCTGAAGACGGCGCTCGACGGGCTGTCGCAGGAGAACCGGAATGCCGCGCTCTCGATCATCTTCGGCTCGGACGCGATGCGGGCGGCGAGTATCATCGCCCGCGCCGGCAGCGAAGAGTTCGGCCGTATGCGCGACCAGGTGAGCAAGGCGGGCAGTGCCGCCGACCTCGCCGCAGCGCAGAACAAGGGGCTGAAGGGTGCCCTGGACGCGCTGCAGTCCTCCATTGATACGACCTTAAACGCTGCCGTGAAGCCGTTCCTCGGCGACCTGGAGGCACTGGCGAAGCGAGCGGCGGACCTCGCGGGAGAGTTCGGCAAACTTGACCAGTCGACGCAGAAGTCTATCGTGCTCGGGGTGGCCGGCGCAGCGCTGGCGGGCCCGGCCCTCGTCGCTCTCGGCACACTCGCGAATGCCATCCGCGGCCTTTTGCCTGCGCTTGCTGCCCTGCGCGTGGCGGCGCTCGCGACGTGGGCGGTCATCACAGGGCCTCTGGGGCCTCTCGTGCTCGCCGTCACCGCCGCTGCTGCCGCTCTGGCGGCCGCCTGGGCTACCAACTTCGGCCATATCCGAGAAGCGACGGCGGGTGTCTGGAACGGCATCAAGGCCATCTTCGAAGAGGGTGCCGGCGTCGTCAAGAGCGTCTGGTCGAGCCTGACGAGCGTGCTTCAGGGCGAGTGGGGAAATGCGCTGGAGACCATCAAGGCCAACGCCGGCCGCACGATGGACTTCCTGGCGACGATTATGAACCCCGCCCGGCTGGCGCAGAGGTTTGTCGCGGGTATTCGAGCCGCCGTCTCCGAAGCCGAGCGCGCGGCGAACGCCTCGACACTCCTCCAGCAGGGGCGCACGCAGTTGCCCGACGTGGCGGCGGCGGCCGGAGCGAACGACGCGGCATTCCAGAAGGCCAAGCAGCAGGCGGCACAGCGTGCCGCGGCCACCGCAGCGGCGGCCAAGACGGCGGCGAGCAAGGTGATGACCAGCGCGCCGCACGTTCCAGGGCTCTTCGACGACCTTGGCAAGAAGACGAAGAAGCAGCTCACGGACGCCGAGCAGCAGGTGAAGAGCTTCCAGGCCGCCATGCGGGAGGCGCTGACCGAGCAGGCAATGCTTCAGGCAGGGGCCAGCGACACCGCTATCCGGCTTGCCAATAGCTTCAACCTGGTGGACGAGAAGCGGCGCAAGGAACTCGCGGGCATTCTGGAGTACAACGAGGGACTGCGGAAGCAGCGAGCCGAGATGAAAGCCGCCGATGACCGCATTGACGACCTGAACAAGCGCTGGTCGGCCATGCGGCAGACGACAACGACGGCCCGGCTCGCCTTCGAACTGTTCGGCCGATCGATGGCTGACCTCAACAAGAAGCAGCAGGAACTGGTCAGGACGGCCGCCCAGTTGACGGACGCTATCGCCAAGGAAGAAGAGCGCCAGCGCAAGCAGAGGGATGCGGAGGCGGAGCGGAACCGGATCCAGGCCATCACGAACGGACTGTTCAGGAAGACGTCTCGCATTCTCGACCTCATGCGAGACAGCAGTCTGGAGAACAAGATCGCCTGGGAGGAATATGGCAAGTCCATTCGAGACGTCACAGACGGACTGAACCGGCACGCCATTATCGCCCAGGCGCAAGCAATGCGCTTCGAGGAGATGGCGAACCAGGCCAAGGCGGCGACCGTTCCGCTCGGCAACTTCCTAGACTTCGTTGAAAGGCTTATCCAGATGGCCCCGCAGGCTCCCTGGGAGCAGAACAAAGAAGCCCTAAAGGCGTGGGCCGAGGCGATGGTGACGGTAGGTGAGAAGGGCCAGGAGCTGCGCCGTGAACTCGACATTCTGCGGGACGGCAGCGTCGAAGGCAGACTGGCATGGGAACTCTTCGGCACGTCCCTGGAGACCCTCGGCGACGACATCAGCATCGCTATCTTCGAGTTGGGCGACTTGCAGCGGGAGATCGACGCCACAGCGGCGAAGAAGGAGGCGCTCCGCGACCTGGCCCAGGGCACGCAGGACGTGTTCATGGACGCGTTCGACCGCCTGCGCGAGGACGGCTTCGGCGGCTTCTTCCAGGGCGTCATCGACGGTTTCGAGCGGATGTTGCAGCAGATGGCGGCGCAGTTCCTCGCGAGCCAGTTGACCAACCTCATCTTCGGTGCGCTGGGTGGCGGGACACCGGGGATTGCGGGGCCAGTGGGAAGCCTCTTCGGAGGACGGCGCGCGCACGGAGGGCCGGTTGACGCGGGGCGGGCCTACCTCGTCGGTGAGCCTGGACCGGAAATCTTCATCCCCAACCGCTCCGGCCGCGTGGAGCCTTTGCCGACCGGAGGCACTCGACCGATCGTGGTCAACATGACTGTCGTCACCCAGGACGCGAACAGCTTCCGCCGGAGCGGAAGCCAGGTCGAGGCAGCAGCGGCACTGGCGTTGCGTCGAGCAGAGCGTCGTGCGGGCGGGGAGTTCTGACGCTATCGCCACTCCAGAGCGGCCAGCTTCGCCGTCGCCACCTGCTTCGCCTCGTCGCCAATCGGGCCGATCGCTTCGAACCGCTACACACTGCCAGCCTCCAGGTCGGTGACGTTGGTCATCGCCGTCTTGAGGAGGGCGCCGCTCTTGTCGTAGACATGGAAGCGGATCTCGGCATAACGGAGGTTCTGTCCGGTGCGGTTCACGACCCGGCCTCGGATTTTGACCGCGAACTCCTCCACGACGATCTCCCAGTCCGGCTTCAGCACAAGCTCGGGCCTTGGCGTAGGCTTCGGTCGCGGGGTCGGGGCGGGGGCCGAGAACTGCCTCCGTAGGGCCGGCGTCATCAGGGCTTCCCCGGTGACAGTTGGCGCATCCTCTTGGCTGGAACTGTGTGTGCCTGCCGGGGGCGCGGTTCTCTCGGCAGGACCGACGGCGAAGAAGACGACCGTCAACACTGCAATACAACCAAACCAGACGAGCGCTGTCTTGCTCATGACTTCGACCTCCAAGCAGGATTATATCCGGTCGCTTGCTTGCCTGCCGTGTGAATTCGCTCACACGGCAGGCCGGTCGGACTACTCCTGGGCGTTCGCCGTTGGCACCTTCGGCTGCGTGATACTCTCCACGCGCTCCTGCGGAATGGTCATCTGTCCCGCCTCCGTCTGGAGAATGTAGGCCCCATCTTTGAACCCGATGATGGTCCCGGTCAGGATGAGCCCGCTCTTTAGCTTGACCTCGGACAACTGCGCGGATGCGTTCTTGGGAACGTGCAGGGCCACTGTCTCCACCTCGGGCCGCCCACTCGCATTCGAGCGAGCCAGATCCAGTGACTTATCCACGAAGACGCCGAACTCACGCCCCGTCCTGACCGTGACCTCACGTCCCTTTACCAGCAGGGCAATCGGTGCCAGGAGAACGGCGGTGGCGATGGCGACCCCACTGTTGTTGCGCCCCTGGGCTGCGGTGGGGGTGCTTCGCAGCGGGATCCGCGTGTCATCCGGCAGGCGGATGTATTCGATGGTGAACTCCAGCTTGCCGGGCTTGCCGAACATCTTCCGGCCCGTGGAGCGTGTAACGGTACCTACTGCGGGCGTCCCCTTGGGGACGAGTATGCTGCGGTCGGGGCCGACGACATCGGAGACGACCTCGAAGCGGACCTGCTCGCCCTTACGCGCGTGGCCGGACTTAAGATCCTGGAGAAGTCTCACCTGCACAGGAGTCCCCTCGGCGAGGGTCACCGCGGTGGCAGGCGAGGGCGAGAGTGTGGCGGGCAGGACAGCCAGGGCAGAGACGAGCAGAACACTCCAGCTTTTCATATAGGCATACCTCCTGCGCTCCATTATGGCCGGTCGCGACCATCGCGAGAGGGTGAGTTGCAGATCGGGCGCAGACGGGCTCGCGGCTACAATGAAAGAAGGGGGCAGTGGATCGCTTGAGGAGGTGGCACCGTGAGGAAGAAGGGCAGCAGGGGCGGCAAGCGGAAGGGCAAGGGCTACTAGGGCATGGCAGCTCCCGTCATCGACGAGGTGCTGCTGCCGCCGGAGATATCGCGCGGTGCGGTCGGGGGCCATCAGTTCTCCGTCATCATCGTGGAGACGGAGAACGGGGCCGAGCAGCGCATCCTCCTGAACCAGGACGGCCGCCTGCGCCTGAACGTCACCCACGGAAGCCGCACACCCGAGCAGGCCGCCGAGCTGACGGCGTTCTGGCTAGCGCGGCGCGGCCCGACGCGCGGGTTCCGGGTGAAGCACTGGCACGACTACCGGCTCGACGAGGAGCCCCAGGTGCTCACCGGCGCGCCGACGTTCCAGCTCACAAAGGCGTATGGCGTGTCGCCGGTCATCTACCGGCGCGACATCTACAAGATCGACGAGACTGAAGCGCTGCCGACGCTGGAGCGCAACGGCTCTCCGTTCCTGGCGTTCACCTACAACGCCAATACGGGGATCTTTACCCTCTCACCGGACAGCACGGCCTCTATCACCAACATCACGCAGGCGGCGACGCCGACGGTGACGACTGCCGCCGCGCACGGGCTCTCGGTCGGCGATATTGTCTACTTCTCCGGGGTCGGCGGGATGACGCAGATCAACTTCCAGGTGGCCGAGGTGCTCTCCACGCCGACCGGGACGACGTTCACCATCGATCTCGACACGTCGGGGTTCAGCGCTTATACGTCGGGCGGCACCGCAGCGAAATACGTACAGCCCGACGAGGAGCTGACCGTCACCTGCCGATTCCACGTCCCGATGCGCTTCGACACCGACCGGCAGTTGATGATGGAGACGGATAGCTTCGTCCGTGACTGGGAAGACGTGCCGCTCATCGAGGTGCGGCACAATCCGGGGTAGCCCATGCCGCGTGACATCAGCCCAGAACTCGCAGCGCACCTGGCCGGCGAGGTGCTCACGCTGGCACTCTGTCTGAAGCTAACCCGGCTCGACGGCCAGGCAATGGGCTTCACCTCGTTCGACCGACCGCTGACGTTGGAGGGCCTCACCTACGAGCCGGAAAGCGCCGTTCAGGCCACGGCGCTACGCGCCGCCGAGGGTGGGGGAGCGGACAACTTCGAGGTGCTCGGGCTCATCCAATCCGACCGGGTGACGGCGCTCGACCTGCGGGCGGGCATCTATAACGGCGCCGAGGTGGAAGCCTTCCTCGTGAACTGGGCGGACCTCACGATGGGTAGCCTCGTCCTCGTCTCCGGTAGCCTGGGAGAAATCACGTTCTCCGAAGGCCAGTTCCGCGTGGAGGTGCGGAGCCTCTTGCAGCGGCTCCAGCAGTCCGTCGGCAACCTCGTCAGCCGCACCTGCCAGGTGCGGCGGCTGGGCGACACGCGCTGCGGTGTGGACCTGTCGGCACACACGTTCCAGCGGACGGCGCAGAGTGTCTCGGGCAAGACCCTCGTGTTCACTGGCGATCTGCAGGCGACGGGCTACTACAGTTATGGCGAGTGCGAAGCGAGGAGCGGAGCCAACAAGGGACACCGTCGGGAAATCAAGACGCATATTCACAGCGGCGGGAACGCCGTCGTGACACTGCAGGAGTTGTTCCCGTTCCTCGTCGTGGCTGGGGACATCTTCATGCTAACGGCGGGGTGCAATCGCACCTTCGAGGAATGCGTGGCGAAGTTCGATAACGCGGAGAACTTCCGGGGGTTCCCCGACACGCCGGGCCGAGACCAGATTACGCGGAGGGGCCGGCGGTGATTGAGATAGTCGTGCCCTTCGACGTGGGCCGCTGCTCGCCCAACCGATACCGCCGGCTTCATTGGGCCGCGAAGGCGCGGGAGACGAAGGTAGCTCGCATGGCGGCAACGCTCGCTTGGCGGCTGGCGGGGTGCCCGACGATGACGGGGCCGGTAGACGTGTCCATTCTCGTGCGGCGCGGGCGGCGGCTCGACCCTGACAACCTTCTCGCCTCGTGCAAGAGCGCGATAGACGGCCTCTTCAACGGCGCCATCACGCCGGTGGATACCGAGAGGTGGGTTCGCTATGTGAGCTGGACCCAGGAGACGGGGAGGGAGTGGGCGCTCCGGCCGGAGGTCGTCGTCCGCGTGACGCCGAGGGCCGAGCCGTGAGCGTATCCGGCGCCGACATCGCCCGCCAAGCGCGGAGTTACCTTGGAGTTCCCTACGTCCACCTGGGCCGCTCGCGACACGGGGTGGACTGCGCGGGCCTCGTGCTCTGTGTGGCTCACGAGTTGGGGCTGACGGACTGGGACGACACCCACTATTCCCGGCAGCCGGACGAAGCCCACCTGCGGGCGTGCCTGGAACAGTTCTGCCGGCCGGTCTGCTGCGGCGATTGCGTGCAGGCGGGGGACGTGCTCTTGATGGAGATACGGGGCCGAACGCAGCACTTGGCGATCGTCACAGAAGTGCCTGTTGGGCAAAAACCTGGCCGCCTACTTCATGCATACCAGACGCCGGGACGCGTCGTCGAGCACTCGCTCGACGCCAGGTGGCGTCGGCGCATTCGGGGCGTCTATCGCTGGCGCGGGCTGGGAGGTGCATCATAGCTACCCTGGTTCTGGGAGGACTGGGCGCGGCCGCCGGTTCCGTCGTCGGTGGCGGGAGCGGCGCGAAGTTCGGCTTCTCCGTCGGCGCAACGCTCGCGGGCGTGCTCTTCCCGCCGAAGCTGAAGCCCCAGGAGCGCGGCAAGCTCGACGACCTGCGGCTCACCTCCTCCGCCTACGGGGCCATCATTCCCATCGTCTTTGGGTGCGCTCGCGTCGGGGGTGTCGTCATCTGGGCGACCGACCTCGAAGAGCGCATCACGAAGAAGAAAGTCGGCGGCAAGGGCGGTCCCAAGCAGACCCAGAAGAACTACACTTACTTCGCCAACCTGGCCGTGCTGGTGTGCGAGGGGCCGGTGGGCAAGGTGCGGCGCATCTGGGCGGAGGACCGGCTCCTGATGGACCCGGAGGGGCTCTCGGGGACTCCTATCCCGCAACCGGACTGGATTGAGATTTACACCGGCACGGAGACGCAGAACCCCTCCCCCCTCATCGAGAGCTTCAAGGGGGTGGGCAACGTGCCGGCCTACCGCGGCTGGTGCTACGTCACCTTTGAGGATATGCCGCTCGCGCCCTATGGCAATCGGCTCCCTAGTCTGGAGTTCGAGGTCTGCCCGGTAGAGCCGGCGGGAGGCGATATGCTCCTGGCCTACAAGTTCGAGCAGGGTGCCTTCCTGCAGAACGCGGGCACGGCCGAGGGCTTCGACCTCGAAGAGGAGATCCAGTGCGAAATGTAGAGGGAGCCGATGCCACTTGAGCCGGTAGCGATGACCTTTGGCGATGGGCTTCGTTGCAGCGCAATCCTGCCTGACTGCTGGTCGAATGCCGTGACGACGATCGGCACCGATATGCGGTTCCGAGGGCCGGACTTCTCGATGGGGTTCCGGTTCCGCATTGTGGCGCAGGGGTTCCCTCGGCGGGCCACCATCAACACGCCCCGTCATGAGTTCTTCGTGGACCGCTTTACGGGAAGCCCCTGGTTCGACATCTGGGGTATTCTGCACCCGACGTCCGGCTCCGTCACCGTCCATTCGGTCTTCGGCGAGCTGAACGGCATACCCGAGGACGGCGTCGAGCACAGTATCGCCTGGACGTTCGACGGCGATGGCAGCTCGATTGTCTACTTCGACGGCGTGGCCGTCGAGATGCTGCCGTCTCCGAGCGTGGACCTTTCGACGCCCGCCGCACCGGGCGACGTATTCCGTATCTCGGGCACCAACCTGCCCAGCACCGGCTTTGATGTCGATGAGGTCTGGTTCGCTAACGAGGTGCTCGACGCGGCGCGTATCCTGGACATCCACACGAATGGAGTATGACCCATGCCACTGGAAGGCTACCAGAACGACCCAGCGGCCACGACGCTGACCGAGAACATCAACAACGCGCAGACATCCTTCGACGTGGCCAACGGGGGCGCGCTGCCGGCGACGACGGACGGGCCGTTTCGTATCCGTATCGACGACGAGTATCTCAAGGTCACGGCGCGCAGCGGCAACACGCTGACCGTCGTGCGCGGAGACGACGGCTCGACAGCCGCTTCCCACAGCAACGGCGCCGACGTGCGCCACGTCGTCACGAAATCGGGCCTCATCGCCGTTGGCTCACACATCCTCCGCACTTCCTCGTATGGGAGCCGTCCGGCAGCAGGTGTCCACAACCGGCTCTTTCTCCCCACCGACGCCGGTGTCATTTCGCTCGACGACGGCAGCGCGTGGAGCAACTGGGGGCCGCTCCAACGGTTCACGGCGCCCCCGTTCGCCGATTTCTCGTGGGACAACCAGGGGGACGCCGTTGCCACCAATCACGGCTGGGCCTTGACCCTGGAGAAGTCCGGCGATGGGACCGCCAGTAACTGGAGGAGCTTCATCAAGAGCGTGCCCTCTGCACCCTGGACTCTCACGGTCTACATGGATATTCTGGCGGTGCTCAAGAACAATCTGAACGCAGGGCTGGTTTTGAGGGAGAGTTCAACGGGCAAGCTCGTGTTTTTCGGCTTCCACGGTGCAGGCAGCACCAGTTTCCCAGTCATCGTAGCGAATCTCGCCGCTAACACTTCAAGTCCCAGCACCAGCGGGGACCAGAATTATTCCATTTACGATCTGCCCAAATGGTGGAGGATAACAGACGACAACACCAACCATCTGTTCCAGGTCTCGCCCGATGGGCAGCGATGGTTCACCATACGTTCGCAGGGGCGCACGGCCCATATGGCGGGAGCAGCAAACCAGTTTGGCTTCTCCCTGCGGTCTACGAATTCCAACACACCAAACCGTGACATCGCGCTGACGGTGTATCACTGGAGCGTGACCTAGTGTGGGGAACCTCGGCACAGCACCTCCCGGTGGGTTCGCCCTCGGCGGGTTCGAGCAAGAGCCTGACGGCAATCTGAACGCGAGCACCGTCTCCGCGGGCTGGGCCGTGCTGGCCGCCACCCTGGAGGCAGGGGAGGCGACACTCGACGCCTCCCCCATCGACGCTGGCTGGGCCGTGCTGGCCGCCACGCTCGTCCTCACGCTGAACGCGAGCACCGTCTCCGCGGGCTGGGCCGTGCTGGCCGCCACTCTGGACGCGGGCGAGGCCGATGTCCAGGCAGACGCCATCGCGGCCGGTTGGGCGGTGCTTCCGGCGACCCTGCTGGCACCGAACACCGAGCAGGATCTGAACGCGAGCACCGTCTCCGCCGGCTGGGCAGTGCTGACCGCCAGTCTCGACCCCGGCGAGGCAGAGGTGGCGGCGAACGCCGTCTCTGCCGGCTGGAGTGTGCTGCCGGCAACGCTGCTCGCGGGTGAAGCCATCATTCTGCCCGGAGAGGCCATCGACGCCGTCTGGGCGGTTCTCCCGGCCACCTTGCAGGCGTTCGCGCCCTCATGCGACCTGACGACGGCCCCCATCACCGTCGGCTGCATCCTGGAGCACGTCGCCCGCCGGTCTGGGCTGACGCCCGACCGTTACGACTTCTCGGCCGCCGAGGTGAAGGTGATTACCGGCTTCGTCATCGCGCAGCGGCTCTCCGGTGCGTCGGCGGTGGCCGACCTCCTGCGGGCCTATGACGTGTTCCTCTACGAGGCGGATGGGAAGCTCAAGGCCGGCGTCTACGGCGGCGCCTCGCTGGGCACCATCCCCGAGGGCGAGCTCGGCGCGCGCTTCTTCGGAGAGCAGGTGGGGCCTTCCGTGGAGGTGAAGCGGCTCGACGACCTGGAGCTGCCCTCCGGCGGCGACATCACTTACTTCGACCTGGACAACGACTACGAGCAGGCGGAGCAGGGCAGCGAGCGCTTCACGAAGACGCACCTGCAGGAGCGCGTCACCTTCTCACCGCCGCTCGTGCTCACGGGGACCGAGGCGCGCCGGATCATCGAGAAGCTCGTCTACAAGCAGTGGGTTGAGCGGGAGCAGTTCGTCTTCCGGCTGGGGCCGAAATACCTCATCTCGACGCCCGGAGATGTGTGGGACATCCCTGTGCTCGGCACGACGGCGCGCGTCCGGTTCGTCGGTATGGACATCGCGCTCTTCGGTCCCCTCTCCATCGAGGCGGCCCTCGACGACGCCGACGTGCTGACGCAGGAGGCTGCAGGAGCGACGAGCCCCTCGACGCCGGACATCGGGACGGCCGAGGTGACGGTGCTCCACGCGTGGAGCAGTCCGGCGCTGCGCGACCAGGATGCGAAGGCAAACACGGTCGGGTTCTACGCGGCCGCCGGCCCGGACGGTGAGGGCGTCTGGCCGGGGTGCCAGCTTTACTGGTCGAGGGACGGAGGCGCGACGTATGAGATCCTGGACACGATTGAAGACCCTTCCGACTTCGGCATCACCGCGACGACGCTGCCTGCGCCACCTGACACGGTTGGCACGGCAATATGGGACACCGTCTCGACGGTAGATGTCACCATGACCAACGGCGCGCCAGTGGCCGCCACAGATATCGAGGTCTTGAACGGCGCGAACCGGGCGATGGTGGGCGACGAGCTGATCGGCTTTGTAAACGTGACCCCACTGGGAGGCGACACCTACCGTCTGTCGCGCCTGCTGCGCGGCCAGCGCGGCACCGACATCTACTGGGACACGCACGCGAACGGCGAGCGGTTCGTGCTCGTGGAGCTCGGAGGTGCGGCGATCCGCGTCGAGGTGGGGGAAGGCCTCATCAACGCGACCGTGAAGCTCAAGGCAGTGACCTTCGGGAACGACTTGGCCTCCGCGCCCGCCGTGGACCTCGAAATCACGGGCGACGAGCTGCGGCCCTATTCCGGTGCGGACCTGCGCGGTGAGCGCGACGGGTCCAACAACCTTGACGTGACGTGGATGAGGCGGACGCGCTACGGCGGCGAATGGGCCGACTTCAAGGAGAGCGACCTCGGCGAAGCCACGGAAGCCTATGAGGCCGAAGCGTGGGACGTGGGGTTCACGACGCTGAAGCGCACCTTCACCGGGCTGACCGACGAGGCATTCACGTATACCGCCGCTGACCAGACGACGGACTTCGGTTCCCCGCAGGCGGCCATCGGGATCCGCGTCTATCAGTTGGGCGCAATGGGGCGCGGATTTAAGCTGGAAGCTGTTCTGTGATCGTCGCCGCGGATTCTCTCGGTGCGCGGGTCAATCAAGGCATACACGCGGTTCATACCCTGTTCTACAACTTTGCAGTCGGAGTATCAAGAGGAGTTGAACAATGGCTCTCGATCCAATCGTCGCTTTCACCCAGATAGAGCAGGCGGTCGCCAACCATGCCGCGCAGGCGAACAGCGCGATGGCCGACCTCGCGCAGGCGGCGGCCGGCTACCTCTCGAAGGCCATCACGGGCACGGTCACTCTGTCGCTCGATGAGAGCCAGAACGACTGGATTGACCTGACGGGCACGCCGGCCGGGGCCTCCGACATCAGCCTCCACGCGAGCGTCAACAAGCGGACGTTCTTTCGCAATCTGACGACCTCGGGGCAGGTCATCCGGGTGCGGATCGGGAGCGGCACCTTCTTCCCCGTGCCGGCGGAGGGCGTCGTCGTCCTGCTCTCGTCCACGCAAGCGCTCACCCTCCACGCGGACACCGCGCCGCAGCCGCTGGGCACGGCAGCCGCCATCGGCACGAGCCAGCAACTCGCCCGCGAGGACCATATCCACCCGGCGCCGTTCACGCCCATTCTGTTCAATCTGGAGCCCGTGACGCTCACGGATCTGCCGGCCGCGCTCACCGAGTTCAACGGCCAGACGCACCGGCGGCGCCGGCACGATATGACCCGTGTCACTCGTGCGCGGGTCGTGGCCCAGGTCGAGACGGCAGGCGCAGCCGGCAGCGACGTTCGGATCCAATACTCGACGGATGAGATGGCGTGGGACTACCTCGACCATGCGGCAGGGCCGTCGGCCGGTCTGGACAACACGGGCGTCGAGACCGATGGGTACGTGAACCTCCACGCCAACGCGAAGGCGGATGTCTTCTTGCGTCTGGTGACCATAGGCGGCGACGGCGCGGCGGACCCCGTCGTTGGGGCCGTTGAGTTGCAGCTCCAGTAGCGGAAAGGCCCCCGCCACCTGACGGGGGCCGACACGACTGCAGCAGGAGAGGAGACGTTCAGCCTGACGTCTGCCGCTTCGCGAGCGCTTCCTGCACGCTCGCGAGCTGCTCGCGCATTTGCAGCCACTCGACGAGTAGCCGCTTCACCTCGGCTGCCTCTTCTCGGCAGCCGAGGTGCTCCAGGGTGTGGATTGCTCCGGCCAGGGGTCCGTCGGGGTCCACGGTGGATTTGTCTCTGGGCATCGGCATGTCTCACTCCTTGCTACTCCCCCTCGGGAGATAGGGACCGGGGAGGCACGTCAGGCGCCCGGATCGCCCTGGCAGCCCCAGGACTGCCGCCTGACGTGCCTCCCCGGTCGGCAGGTCGAAAGCCGCCTCTCCTTACTCATCAAATTCATCTGATGATTCCTCCTCGCTTTCTTCCCATGCGCCAGACGCACCAGCAGAGGTAGGTTAGCCAGGCTCTCTGGCAAGGAAACTGCATCTCGGCTGACGAATCTGCCTCAACTGACGCAGGAGGGATGTATGCCCGAGGAGAAGGAAATCGCCACCGTGACCATCAAGGTGAGGCCCAGCACGCACCAGGAGATACGGCTGCTGGCGGCGGAGTTGATGGTCACGAACGCGGAGGCAGTGGACTACGCGGTGAGGCGTATGCGCGCGGAGGTGGCGAAGGAGCGCCAGAGGGAGAAGGGGTAGGCGGCGGGGCAGCCGCCGCCATTTCAGAGATCGCTGCTCGTGCGCCAGCGGCGCAGACCGCACAAGCCCGCGTATCCGACCGCGAGCCAGATGTGGAGGGTGGCCCACCAGACGAAGGGGTCACCGATAGCCAGAGCCACGCCGATGAGGTGAGCACCCTCGCGCGCGTAGTAAGAGAGCAGCCAGAAGGCGAACCAAATGCCGTTCGCGAGAATGAGGACACGCAGCAGCCTGTCGATCAGGGTTAGTTTTGCGGTCATTCGTCCTTCCTGGGATAGGGGCGGTGCAGTCTCGCCAGGTGATAGCCATGGCAGCACCTGCAACGGTAGACGTAGATTCCGCGCCGTCGCCTGGACTTCTGTCGGGCCAGGCGACGGCGCACGTCGTGGGCCTCGGCCGCCGTGGCGTAATGGACCTTCGCCCGGCACACGGCGGCCTCTTCCTCGGGGCTCAACGCTCCAACTGGCGGTAGAGGCACTCGGCCTCGGCGCGAAGCGGCTTCGCCTGCGCGAACATCTGCTCGGCCGCGTCCAGAAGCGCGGTGCCGAGAGCGTTGGCCTCGCGCCAGGCGGGCAGCCCCGGCTTGGCCTGCGCGAATGCGTCCAGTGACGCGGCCGCAAGGTCCGCGGCTGCAGCCAACGCGACATCGGCGAGGGTGTGGAGGGTGCGAATCTCCTCCACGAGGGAGGTCTGCTCGGGCGAGTGAGAAAACGTCTGTTCGCTATGGATGCCAGTACTTGCTGCTGCCATACTTCTGTTTGTCCTTCCGGCCGCAGCCTGCTACAATGGCCCGACTGCGGTCTCTGTCCCGCAGGTCAAGGGGAGGCGTCTAGCTTGCCGGCGGGGCGCCTCCCTCAACCCTGTGCCCTACATTCTTGGCTAGCCACCCTTCCAGGTCTCTCCATCGGAAGATGGAAACGTGTCCTCCTTTCGTATCGGCCACCTGTATCTGCGGACGCAATCGACGCACGTCACGGTTCCGGCGGCTCGAATAAGGGCAGCCGTAGCGCGTTCGCTTGTCGCTCGGCATCGGCCAAGTTGCGCGCGGCCACCTCGGCGTAGCTCCGCTTCAGCTCGACACCGACGTAACGGCGTCCGTGCTTTAGCGCCACTACGCCACTCGACCCGATACCGTTGAACGGGTCCAAAACGACATCGCCTTTGTTTGACCAGAGTCGGACGCATCGCTCAATGGTGTCGAGCTGAAGCGGGCAGTTCTTTACGACGCACCCCTCGGCCGTGAATGAGGCGTCCTCCGCCACGCTAATGTCCCAGACCTCGGTATCGCCCACGTCGTCAATCTTCCGAACCTTCTTCCAGGCCCCGTCGTCTTGTATCCAGCCCGATTGGCGGTATCCGGCCGAGGATCGGAAGGCGAAGACCCAATCCTGACTCATCTGAACGTCGCGACCCTCGATCTGGCCGTTGCGCGCGGGCCGACCAGCGTAGATGCTCGGAACTACACCCCGCGCCCTCTGCGCTACCAGCGCCATTCCCAGCAGAAGCGCGCGAGAGATGGAGGAGGCGCACCAGCGGTCATACCGCTCGACGAAGTGACCGTCACCGGACAGATATCCCGACAGAAGCGCCTCCGCCTTCTCATGGCACAGGGTAACCGCTTCGCCGGGTAGCCGCTTTCCCGAAGCCCCGTTGCCGCACCGATCCAGAACATCCCTAACCTCGGGCCTTAGGTTCCGCAGCGCAATCTGGGTAGCCGTAACGCGCGACGCGTGCCCGGCGTGTTCCCCGAGGTGCTGGAGAAGCTCTCGCAACTTGTCGTCTCCACACGAGATGTAGAATTGCCCCAGGCCGCCACGCTTGCCGCTTCGACGGTGGCCTCCGCGATGTCCGCAGGCGAGCCATCGGCCAACGATCCACCACTCGTGCTCGGTCAGAGCGTCTTCCTCGACTGGCGGGAGCTTGAGGTTGACGTAAGACCCGAGCGAGTTCTCTGCAGGCACCCAGTCGGGAGCAGTTCGGCGCGCCTTAGACTTGGAGTGATACCCGGAGCCATCCCGAACCCAGAGCTGGTGATCCGGCGTCAGCCGAAGATCGGCCACTCCCTGCGCGCACAGCCGAACGACGGGCTTCGTCCCGTTGCAGCGCTTTCCGGTTACGGGCATCCATCGCCCGGTGTGGGTGAGCACCAGGTTGCCGGGCTGCACCTCTTCGATGGGAATGTAGCCGTGCTCACGGGTGAGAACCAACGAGCCACGAGCCAGGCAGATGTGACGCTCGTCATCGTTCTCGCGGGCCACGGCGACGTTCAGCACCTTCGTCTCCTCGATGCCATACCAGATGGGCCGCGCCCAGCGGATCCAGTCCTCGTTGTCGCAGTCCGGCTTCACGGCCACCGGGTTCTCGCCGGGCGCCCTGAAGAGCAGGACGTAGTCGGCGAGGGCCGGCCTCATCCACGAACTATCCTTGTGGAGCTGCACGAAGAGGAGGCCTTTCGCCTTCGTGCGGATGGCAGCGGCTTGGGGGTCCTTATCAATGCACACCTCGCCGTGGAATATCCAGCCGTGCTCGACAAAGTGGCGGACGGTGTGGCCCCGGAAGTCGCGCAGGCCCTCGACGCCGTCGCGCGCCTTCGTCGTGACGAGGTTCATAACGTGGACGCACGCCAGCCGGCCAGGCATGGTCACCCGCAGCAGTTCCCGCGTGATGTGGCCCAGGTGCGCGAAGAACTCGGCATCGTCGGCGCAGTTGCCGAGGTCGCGGTCGCTCGCCGAGTATGTGAACAGCGAGCTGAATGGTATACTCGTCACCGTCAGCCCCACCGACGACGACGGAAGGCCCTGGAGCACCTCGGCGCTGTCGCCGCAGTAGAGCGCCCACCCATCTCCCTGCCACTGCTCGCAGACGTGAACGGTCATCAGCACCCTCCCTTCAGCCACTCTGGCACGCTCATCTGGACCGCCGCCCGGTACTCTTCCGCCGCCGTGATTGCAGCCAGCTCCGACTTCGCGAACTCGGCCGCGTTGGCGATCAGCTCGCGCGACAGCCACTCTGCCTCCGCCTCCTTGCGCTGGACGTTGTTCCAGATGTCTCTTTCGCGGTCTGAGAGGATAACGTGGACGTGGACCGGCCGTGTCTGCCCGAAGCGCCAGCAGCGCCGGATGGACTGGTAGTAGGCCTCCCAGCTATTGCCGCTAACGACGGGAATGCCGTTCCGGCGGACGATGAGCGTATGGTTCGGAACGGTTGCGCACCCAATCATCCCCTCATACTTCACGCGTTCCGGCGGACGGTGGATCGAGGGCGTAAGCCGCTCCCAGGAGAGTTGAATGTCATATATGCCCTTGTCAGAGTGTCGAATACTCCCGACGCTGCTTCTGTAGTGAACCGAGCCTCGAATGCCGGTAAGCAGGCATATCTCCTGAAAGTCGTCCGCAAGCTCTGCGCTCGTCGTTCGGTAGGAGTGGGGCACTCCCTTACGATGGCACCCATCGCCCTTGAGCATCGTGTCTCGGAGGGTAGCGAGAAGGCTTGGGTGGAGATCCTTGACCCATCGCGGAATCCGCTTCCCGTTGGCACCGGATCCGAACTGTTCGATCAGGAAGACCGCCAGATTGATACTGTAGGCAGTAATATCCTTGGTATTGCTGTTCACGTTGAGCCCGATTTGCTTCAGGAGGGCGATGATTTCTTCGCGGTGCGCCGCATTCTGCTCGGACTGGCAAATCACTATTCGCCCCGCCTCAAGGCTTCCGATTGGACGACAGTGTCCCTCCGACAGATACCAGCCAGCCAGGCGCATGAAGTCGTCGGCAGGGATCCTCTCCACTGTCCGCGAGCGGCTGTTGATCCGACCGTGAGCCGGTATCTCAATGTCCGCCGGTCGGCTCCCCTCTGCAGAGCGCGGCGCGCTCATCATCCGGTATTCGCTCCGCCGGTATCGAGCGGCTATCTCCTCGGCATAGCGAAGCTGCCAGTCGGAACAGCCGTTCGGGAACCTGATGGGGCACCGCTGAACGAACAGCTTATGGTTGGGCGTCACCATCAGGTCAAAGTTGCGCTGCCCGGAGAAGTGCAGCATAGGGCCACTGTAGGGCTCCCAGACAATCCGAGATGGGGTTTGCCACTCAAGCCCCAAGCTGTTGGGGTTGACGGTTGCTAGCTCGTCTTCGGTGCTGATGTCCCCGAAGCTCTGCCAGCCCCGCCGCGTGAGGACTTCTGTCTTCTCATCGTAACAATCCGACAGGCCGACGAACACCATCCGTGCGCAGTGCTGCCAGTTCATCCCGTGGCCGGAAATCCCGCTCTTCGTGATGAGCGTCGGCACGGTGCCGTCCGCGAACCCGAGCAGCGCCGCCGCCTTCTCGTCGGGCGACTGGCTACCCTCCACGAGCGTCGCGTCGGTCAGGAGACGGGCGAGTTCCTGGCCCTCGTCGTTCAGTCCCACCCAGCAGAGCCACGCCTCCCACGGCTCCGCGCGGACCAGCGCGGCGGCGAGCTCCACGCGGGCGTTCAGGGTGCCGCGTCGGACCTGGGCGCGATCAGTGATACCCTTCAGCCCCACGTCGAACAGGCGATCCGACGGCCTGTAGTCTGTCTCGATGAAGTGGGGCGTGACGGTCAGCGCCGGCAGCTCGTAGCCATCATCGCCATAGCCCAGATCCGAAGGCCTCTTGACGGCCATCCCCCAACTGGCCAGCCAGCGGAAGAATCCCCTCCGCGCGTGGCCCTTCAATCGCCACCCTTCGCTATCGTGAACGAAGAAGTGGGCCAACATCTCCACGCGGCTCATCACGCCCAGGAACTCCGCGTGATTGGCAATCTCCTGTATGTCGTTCGGGGCCGGCGTTGCTGTGCAGCAGAGGCGCATGGGAGTTCGCCTGAACGCCTCGATGAGTGCAGTTCGCGTCTTTCCGTTGAAGCACTTCAGGATGGCCGACTCATCAAGCACAACAGCACCGAACGCGGCCGGGTCGAAGTGCGACAACATCTCATAGTTCGTGATGGTGATACCGCGCTCGGGTGCCGCCTCCATTGACCGGGCATACGTCACCTCAATGCCCCACCTGGCCCCCTCGCGCACCGTCTGCTGCGCCACCGCCAGCGGGGCCAGGATGAGCACTCGTTCAGCAGCGTGCTGGGCGTAGGAGAGGCTCATCAACGTCTTCCCTAGCCCGGTGTCGGCGAAGATGGCGGCGCGCCCCTTTCGGAGCGCCCACCGCACGAGGTCGCGCTGGAACGGGAACAGCGCCGGGTGCAACTTCTCCGGCTGGACGTCCACGCCGACCGTCGGCGCGACGAGCCGCTTCGACGCCAGAAATGCCTGGTAATCGGTCTGCATAGGCCTTTTAAAGTCGGCTAACACCGCAGAGCGCCGGTTCCGCTGCAGGCCTCGCACTGAATGTGCCCCACCGGCGCTCCCAGCCACCGGGGCACGATCCGGCGCGAGCCGGTCCCCTTGCACTCGGGGCACGCGGCCGCCTGGCCCTCGGCGCCCAGCGCGCGGAGGATGGCGTCCGTCGTCACGCCGTGTAGCACCGCAAGCTCCAGCGCGTGAAGGAGCACGCGCTTTGCGCGCCCCTGCCGGAACTGCGCCACCTGATCCGGGTGCAAGCAGCCGGCGGTCGGGTCGAACATCTGCGACACGGCGGTCATCACGTCGAGCCCAAGCTCCCGCGTCCAGGCGGTGCACTCGACTTCGGTTCGTTCGGAGGCGACATCCAGACCCCGGACCTGGCGCAGGCGGCGCTGCACACCATCGAGCAGGACCGCCAGTTGATCCACGGGCAGGCCGCCGTTCCCGTTCTGCCCCTGCTGTCGCGGGGAGAGGCCCGGCGGTATTCCGTTCACGCCATCGGCGTAGCGTGCGAGGATACGCTCGACGCGATCCCACATGGGCAGCAGGCGGTCTCTGTCTAGGAGCGGCCGGGTGTCATCCTCCCACTCGACACACGCGGCGAGGTCGCGCAGGCATTCGACGACGACGTTCAGCTCCCCCTGAATGCGGTGCAGGATCCGCTGAACGCTCTCCACCTCCGGGTTCGTCGGCCAGCTATTGCTCATCGCGCGCTCCAGTCCTTGTGCTGCCCGCACATCGAGCAGAAGTGGAATGTCGGGCACCGGTTGAGATACTCCCGGCACGCTGCGGCGGGGTTCCGCTGCCACTCCGGCCCCGGCCACTGCTGGCCGGCGGTGAACCCCAGGGCGACGAAGAAGAGCGCCAGCAGCACCAGGAAACCCAGAACGCGCCATTCGGAGATGAGAGCCGGTATCACTCACCGGCCTCCGCTGCCTTCGCTCGGGCGATCAGCTCGCGGACCCGCTGTCCGCCCTTCTTTCCGATTCTCTCGTAGAATTCGGGGCCGTGCTTCTCGGAGGTCGTCCGACCGCCCTGCTTGCCCAGCTCCGAGTAGAACTGGCGGCCATGCTTGTCGCGCGTCCGCGCGCCGCCGAGCTTGCCGATCTCTTTGAAGAACTCCCGGCCGTATCGCCGAGCACACTCCTGGCCGCCTCTTGAACCCGCCTGCGAGACGGTCAGCTCCTGCTTCGGTTGCTCGTTTGCGCTCACGTTTTTCCCCTTGAATGCCGGGGCCGGCGAGCGAGAAACCCCGGCCCCAGCTTGAGGTCCTTCCTTGCCCAGTCTCTTTCGACTCTACGGAACCCTCTGGCGGCGGCCCACGGCCGCGTGTCTCGGGGGTCAGTCAGTCGTTCGGACTACGGCCGAAGACGAACTTGGCGCCTGCCACGAACCTGCTGTCGCCGATCCGGTGCCGCCGCTCCCAGCCTCCGTATGCCAGTAGGTGAGGGGAGAGAGGGACCTCCGCACGGACGGTCAGGCAGTCCTCCCACGCGAGCCAGTCGCCGCGGTCGAGGGTGTGCCGGCCGGCCACGCAGAGCGCGGCGGAGCCGGGGCCGCCGTCCAAGCGGAGACTGCCGAACAGTTCCGTGGGACGGCTCTCGGAACGAAAGCCCCACTCGCTGCCGAAATGGCCGCGCGACAGGTCGCCGACCTGGAGAGCCGCACCGAACTCGCCCGAGACCATCGTCGCGGCATCCGATCGACCGCAACCCGTGAAGGCCAACATCAGGAGCGCAATCACCGCCACTGCCAGCCACGCAGGGCCAGGTCGCTTCTGCTTCACGCAGACCTCCCTTTAGGGACATGCCCGCCACGATCGGCGGGGTGCAGCCGGTTTGACGGGAACCGGCAACGGGTTTGGTCAGCGTCTTTCCTACGTCAGGGGGTCGCGGTTCCATTTGCCACGCTGGCGGCGAAAGGAGTGAAGGACCGCCCGGCGAGCCGAACTCATCCCTGCCTTGCTCGGGTGATGGGACACCCTACCGGGAGGCTACCCCGGTGTCGCCCACTTCGGACGGGGAGGCCGACCTTGATATCGGGCAGACACGTCTCTCGCGTCCTCTGGGAACGCGAGTGCTCCCGCCTCTCGCTGTCATACCTCCCCGAGCGCGGGACGCCGGAATTGAACCGGCACGGCACGCCGGGCTGCAAGACCCGCTTGCCCGTCCCCTCCCGCAAGTCAGTTGAACTTCTGAATTTTCGTGACGCCGTCAGTTCAACTGATAGTTCAGAATACAGGCAGTCGTCTGGTTCGTCAAGTGGGGCGCGCGCAGAAAGTTCAGGAACGCTTGGGTCAGTTACCGCTGCTTCAACTGCTGGGTGAGCGCACGCGCTCGGCGGCGCACCTCGTCGCGAACCGGGGCGGGCACCGCGGCCGCATTCTCCGCCTTCAGCCCTCCGCGATCGTCCAGCGTCAGCACGCAGCCGAACCGCTCTCGCAGCCAGGGAATGAGGTCGCCGTCCGGTAACGCCGCGGCCACTTCGCCGAGGGTTGCGTCGTGGGCGGCCTGGTCCTCGGGAGTCCATCCGGCCTCGGGTGGGGTGGGGGCGGCGATCGGTGGCGACGGAGGAGCCGCTGCCTTGAGGGTGATGGCGAGCATGCTCGCGAGCGTCTCCGAGCCCCATTCTCGCAGCAGGTCATTCCAGTCCCTGCCGTCGGGCGGACGAACCCGAAAGGCTCGCGCGCCGCGCACGTCGAGCGCGGCCAACAGCTTGGCCGACGCCGCGTCCCCGGCGGCGTCGGCGTCGAGGGCGACGGCCACGCGCCGGAGCGCGCAGCTCCACGCCACGACGTCGGAGAGATTGCAGCCGAGGAGAGCAACGGCCGGATAGCCGGCGAGGTGGAGGGACAGTGCGTCCGCCGGTCCCTCGCACAGGATGAGTGGGTCGGCGGCCCATGCGCCGGGTGTGGCGAAGCAGCCGGCGGTCTTGTGGCCGGCGTCTCGCGTCTTCGGAGCCTTGTCATCGATGTAGCGCCCGGCGGTGGCCACGAGGGCGCCGTCACGGCTGCGGACAGGGAAGACGACGGCAGGGCGGCCATACCAGCCCGGCGCGAACCGGACTCCCGCGCTGTGGGCCAGGTCGGTCGGGATAGCGCGACCCGAGAGGTATCCCTCACCTGGAGTGCCCGCGAGAGGCTTCAGGTCGCGCAGCTCGGCCATCCACTCCCTCGTCAGGACCGGCGGCTTCTCGGGGGCGGGGAACTGGACGCGGCGCGTTGACGGTGCGTAGAGCCGGGGCTCCGGCTCTCGCGTCTCCTTGAACTCGCCCAGGATACCGACATTGTGACACCTGTTACACAACCATTGCCCTGTGGAGACGTTCACGCAGAGCGAGCGGTGCGCGGTGTCCCGTGGCTTCCCAGCGCACTCGGGCAGGGGGCAGCAGAACCGGCGCTCGTTGCCGCGCGACGGGGGCGCCTGTGGGTCGAAACTCTCCAGCTCGGCCAGGGTGAGTGCCATTCGCTATTCTCAAGTCCGAAACGTCTGGCGGTCGCCGTCGAAGTGAAGCGGGATGGTGACGTCCGTCGGGCCGTGGCGGTTCTTCCCGACGACGACGTTCACGCGGCGCGTGCCGGGGTGGAACTTGGCCGCTTTCTCGTCCTTCTCCACGGCCAGATGGAGAGCGCTCTCAACCATGTGCTCGAAGTCTGCGCTGCCCTTGGCGGCTGTGAGCGCGGAGGCGTGGCTTCCAGTGGATGCGCGGTTCCGGTGCGACAGGACAAGGACAGGGGCACGCAGCTTGCTCGTGAGGCGCACGAGGTCGGTGAGACCGGCCTGCAGGAGGTCATACTCCTGCCCGTCGCCGAGGCCGCGCGCCCAGGGCTGCAGCGCGTCGATGATGAGCAGAACGTCGCGCGTCTTGCACCGCTGCCGTAACTCGCCCGCGAAGCCCTCAACGAGGTTCGCCGGGGCCGGCCCGATGGTGGCGTCGAGGAGCATGAGCGCCGGCGCACTCCGTGCCGCGATGGCAGCCAGCTCGCGCACCTTCGCGGGCGTGGCCGCGCGCACGTCCTCCAGTCGCGTCTGTGTCACGCGCGCAATCACCTTTCGCAGCAACTCCACCGGGGCTTGTTCGGCAGTCACGTAAACGGCGGGCGTGCCGCAGTTGGCGGCCACCTGAAGCGCGAGCGCGGTCTTGCCGCTGCCGGGGTCGCCGGTGAAGCCGTGGAGCCCCGGCCGGAAGTAGCCGCCGAGGGTCGTGTCGAGCGGCTCTATGCGGCTCACAGGGCCACGCGCACGGCCGGCGGCGACAGCCTCCGCCTGCGCCTCGGCATCCGCGACCAGCTCGCCGACGAGGTCGGCGAGCATGTGAGGCCGGGCGAACTTCGGGCCGTTGGGGTCGGGATCGGGAGTGGAGACCGTGATCGACACACGCGGCTCCTATCTCTTCCTGGCCAGAAGCTGCGAAATCAGACGGCTCGCGTCACCCTTGGTGAGGCCGTCAATGATCTCGTCCGGCACCTTCTTCCGCTGCAGAAGGGCACGCTGCTTGTCCGTGAAGGCCCCCTTACGCCACGCCACGTCCGTGCGAACCATCCCGCCGCAGTCTGGCCACTTCGCCAGGATACGGGCGTCAGCGAGGCGGATGGCCTCTCCCATGTCAGAGGGCAAGTGGATCTGCACGTTGCGCTCGCCGCCGTCCGCGAGGGTGAGGAGCACGCGGCCGAGCATGTCGCGCGTGAGGCGCGCCGTCCGCTTCTCCCGGCAGTCGAGGTAGAAGCCGTCCGGTGTCGCCGTCCAGGCGAGCCTGGTGGCGGCCGCAATCTCTGCCGGCAACTCCAGGCTCGCGGCGAACACGTCCACCTCTTCGAGCCGGGTCTTCACCTCCGAGAGGGACACCTGCGGCTTCTTGGCGATGACGCGTGCCGCACCCTTCTTCTCCAGCAGCTCTGCACCGTCGAGCAGGCTTGCGCCCTCGAAGTCGATCGTGGGCGGCAGCCCGAGGAGCGCGGGGGCCTGAACGAGCGTGTGGCGCGTGCAGTTATCCACGACGTCGATCAGGATGAGGTCGCGCTTGCCAGGAGCGAGCCGGGTGCCGCGGCCGGTCATCTGGGTGTAGAGGGACTGGCTCTTCGTGGGACGGAGCATAACGACGGCCGCTACGCTGGGCTCGTCGAAGCCTTCTGTGAGGATGGCGCAATTCGCCAACACCTGCGTCTCACCCGCGTGGAACCGTCGCAGCACCGCGCGCCGCTCGTCGATGTGCATTCCGCCGTCGATGGCCTCGGCGACGAAGCCCGCCTGCCGCCACGCCTCCGCCGCATCGTAGCTGTGCTGCACGTCCACGCAGAACACCAATGTCTTGCGGTCGCCGGCCACCTCTCGCCAGTGCTGAATAGCGCTCTGGGTTCGCGCCACGTTGTTGACGGCGCGCGAGAGCGCGCCCGCCTCGAAGTCTCCGTTGCTGGTCCTGACGCCGGAAAGGTCCACGTCCGTTGTCACGCGGAAGCAGCGGATGGGGCAGAGCCAGCCGTCCTTCAGCGCGTCCCGCAGGCCGTAGCGGTAGACCTCGGCTTGGAACACCTTCTGCAACGACTTCGCGTCCGTCCGGTGGGGTGTGGCGGTCACGCCCAAGAGGAAGGCACGGCCGTCATACGCACCGAAGCGTTCGAACGTGCTCACGTAGCTCGGTGCGCTGGAGTGGTGCGCCTCGTCCACGATGATGAGTTCGGGGCCGTCCGTCTCTAGCCACGCGAGCCGCCGGTTCTCCCGGCCGCCGATGGACTGCACCGACGCCACGACGACTTGCGCGCTTCTGGGCGCGCACTCGGCGGCCTTCTCGATGGCAACGCGGAGGTGTGGGAGCTGGGCCTGAACACGGTCAGCCGCCTGCCGGATGAGCTCGTCGCGGTGTGCGATGACCAACGCCGGCCGGCGGAGGTGCATTCGGTCAATCAGCTCGGTGAACGTCGTCGTCTTGCCCGTGCCCGTAGGGAGCGTCATCAGGACGCGCTGCAGACCCTCGGCTCGGGCGGTGAGCACGGCCTCGATAGCCGCCTCCTGATACGGTCGCAGGGCGTTTCGGGTCGGCGCCTGGGGCCTATCGTCGAGGAGTGGGAGTGTAGCGACCAGTGGGGCCTCCGTTCAACTAACACGCCGATGGCGTTCCGATAGTTCGACTATGTGATAGTCTACCGACGAGTTGTTGAACCGTCAACCCTCAATCTATCGCAGGCAGGCATAGTTGCTAGCGCAGGGACTGTGTCTGTCTCGGTCGAAACGCAATCGATGCCACCTTGGCATCGATTGCGTTTCGACTACATAGCACCCCTCTCTCCCTTACTCACCTCCCTGCCGGTCGGGGGAACCGCTGCGGGTGTTCGCAGTCGGTCCCGACTTCCCTGTCTCTTCAGGGCACGCAGGACGGACGCTGCGGGTCGCTGGCCGCTCGTAACGCCCCGTGGCATTGCGAGTGCCGCCCAGGGCGTTCGTCGGGTGGGGTCCGGTGGGCGGCCTTCAAGCCGCCCGGCCACCGCTGACACGCGGCCCACACGGGCGGTCGGCGTCGGCCTGCGGTTCCCACGGTCTTGGGTGCCGGTGCGCTCTCGCGACGGTCCACCCTGACGGCGACTGGTCGTGTCCGGTTGGCCTGGCACGCCCCTGCCTGTGCGGTCGGGGGTGAGTCCGCAGGTCGCGAGATGGGTTCAGAGCGGAGCCTGCGGGATTGACGGTTGAACTGGACGCCGTCGGCGTTCCAAGAGTTCAACCGAATGGCAGTATACCGCCTGTCACACGAACAGTCAAGAGGAAATCTGGTCGTCACCGAAAGAAAGTGCCGGCCCCTCTCGGGGCCGGCCGATCGCAGAGAGGAGGGATCCGCCCTGCCCGTTGGGCAGGACATCGGTTCCGGGTGTGACGCTCCACTGCCGCTAAAGCGGCGTGGCTTCTTGGGCTACGCACGGCCTAACAGCGCCCACGTTAACGCCCAACGGCTGCGTCCCAGCCGACCTGCCGGACACGAGGTCCGACAAGCTGTTTTTGTTGTGCGGACTTTCCGCTCGGCGCGACCAGTAGCGTCTGCCGCCCTCGCAGCGCGGCACGCCCCGCGTTTCAAACGGAAGAACGGCGTGGCTCACGACGCGGCTCCTTGGACACGGTTCATCTGCCGAACGGGAGTAGGTTCCTCGCCCGGCCGGCAAATTCCTCACCGCTGCTGAAGCCGGGCGAGCCGCCGGAGGCGGACGTGGGACGCGCAGCGTCCCTCACCCCGCCTGACCACTGGGGCTGGAAGCCCCGTGGCTTGCGGCGGGTTCTATTCTGTCAGCCCGTGAAATCGTCGGCCGCGCTGCGCCATTCCTGCGGCCATATCTCGGCGCGCAGGCCGGCCGGCAGCTTACGGGCAAACTCGTTGTATCGCAGGCGCGCCCGCTCGGATTGCTCCGGGTCGTGGCCCGCGAACTCCTTCCAGCAGCGCCCCGCGAGCAGTGCCTCTTCCACCCATTCCCACGGAACGACGCGCTCGAGGTGCTCCTCGTTCCACTGTTCGGTCGCGACTCGAGCCCGACGCACCTGCCACGCGGCGGGCTGGAAGCTCCCCATCATGCGGCCTCGCACGTCGCGCCCAGGAGGTGCGCCACCGTGGCGGCCTCCGACAGCACCCGCAGCGTTCGGGGCCGCTCGCCGCGCTCCGCCCGCGAACCGGCCATCGTCCGCAGGGCCTTCATCCGCCGCAGGTGGGCCTCCGCCTCGGCCCGCTCGGCGGCAAAGCCGAACGACGCGCCCGCGCCCGTCGCGGCGTGCAGCTCGCCGCGCTCGTCTCGCCAGGCGAACACGGCGTGGCGGAACCGGGCCTGGAGCCCGACCAGCCGCCGCCAGGTCTCGTTTCGGCTCCAGTCCGTCTCGACGCGCAGGACGAACTCGTCGCCGCCGGTGCGGTAGAGGAGGAGCCCCTCTTCGAAGGCCGCGCGGGCGAAGGCCTGCAGGAGCGCGTCACCGGCTTCGTGGCCATAGGTGTCGTTCAGCCACTTGAGGCTGTCCACGTCCCACACGCAATAGCAGCGCGCTGGGTTGAACCGCTCCGCCTCCTCGAAGGCGCGGGCGGAGAGACATCCCGTGAGCGGGTCGGTGAGCAAGAGTTGCAGCAGCTCCTCGCGGCTCATCGCGTCGAGGCGCTTTCGCGTCTCCAGGTCACGGCGCCGATCAGGGCCGGTGTAGCCCGCAACATCAATCCAGTTCATCGGGGAAGTCCCTCCCGTTCCAGATCATCTCAATCAGCTCGATGGGCAGTTTGACGGTGAACTCCAGCATGTAGCGTTGGGCATCGAGACCGGCTGCCGTCGCGCCGAGCGCCTCCGCCACCGCCCACGCTCGCGCCGCCTCCTCGGCCCACTCCACGGGCACCTGCCGTTTCGGATAGCGGTCATTCCACCGCTGCGTCACGGCGCGCGCCCGCATTACCATCAGCCACCCGGTCACGAAGTCCCCCGTCTCCGGGATGTCATCGCCGCGGGTCATCGGCGTCCACCGGTATCGGCGTCGGCTCGGCGTGGACGCACGCCGGACAATACCAGCCGATGTGGGAGGGGTCTCCCGCCTGGGGGCACGGAGTGGGCTCGACGACCGGCTCCTCCTCCTCGATCCGCGTGAGCAGGAACCAGGTGCGCGGATCCCAGGCCAGCGATTCCCTCACCGACTGCGCCTGCTCCAGCGTCAGTCCCTTCCGCCAGACGACTTCCTTGTGCGTATTGCTGGCGATTACGCGATAGGTCGGTTCGAGTCTGCCGTTCGTCTGTTCCATCGTCGCCTCCCTCTCTGCGAGCAGCGCCGGGCAGGGCGCTGCCGTGGCACCTAGGCTCGCCGTCCTCGCAGCACCGGGAACCGCGCCGGCAGCCGGCGTCGGCAGAGTCCGAACAGCCCGAGGCCGAGGAGCCCCGCCGTGGCGGGCTCGGGGGCGTGTGCCGGAGGCTCGCACGGCACCTCCTCGCAGGATGGACCGACGACGTTGGACTGGAAGGTCACGTTCTGGCCGGACTTGAACGCCACGTCGTAGAGCCCCGGCTCCCACTGCTTCTCGGTCTTGAACCCGAACAGGCCGTGGCCGAGGTCGTTGAGGTTCACCTCGAACTTCAGGCCCGTCGTGGCGGTCGTCGGGTCAGGGCCGAACTCGTAGTTCGTGCCGCCGTAGAGGGAGCCCGGCACGATGTCGGCGTAGACGTCGGCGCACAAGTCCATCAGCACCCAGTGAGAGAGGGCCGGCTTCTGTCCGGCGAACACGTCCCACTCCCACTGGAAGAGGCCGTCCTGCGTCGGTGTCCCCACCTTCGTCGTGCTGATGTCCGGCGGGAACGAAGGGCTCGTGGCCTGCACGTGAGGCGCTCCGGTCAGAGCCAGAACGGCGGCCAGGGCCAGTGTGCGAAGTGAAAGTCGCGTCTTCAAGTGCGTGTCCCCTTGGTCGTCGCGTGTTTTGCGAGTGAGTGAGTATGCGGCGGCTCCGGTCGCGGAGCCGCTTGTTGAACTACGGCGCTTCCTTCAGCAAGGTCGCACTCTGGAAGAGGCCCCACCCGAAGAACCTCTCGTGCGGCGGGGCGGTCTCTTCCATCCCGCAACTGAACAACGCGCGCGGTGCGTCCATATAGAACCCGCGCTCGCAGATCCCGGTCACGGTGCCTTCAACAGGCGGTAAGGACTGCACATACACGCGCACCTGCGCTCCGGGCTTGAACCGGTCGAGTTTCGGTCTCATTGCTTTCTCCTGTGTCGGTAGTGCGTTCCGGCTGCTTCAACTCCTCTCGTGGAGAGAAGGTATAGTTCAACTTACCGGAGCGACATCTGTAAGTGCAAGGGGTCGTTTGAACTTTTTGTTGGAAAGATAGCAAGCGAGTGAACTGGTGCGCAGCAGACGCGCGGCGAGAGTAGGCTGGGGCGAGGGGAGCCGGCGGCGGGAAGGGTGCCGCCGGCAGAGGGGCTAGCGGGAGGCGTGCGGGGCGGGCTCGGCGACCGCCACGCCGAGTTCGAGGAGGCGTGCGGTGACGCGCGATACCTCATCCTGCGCGAGGCGGTATCTCGCGAGGAGGGCGTCAACCTCCTCGCGCCGCTTCTCGCGGGCATCGGTGAGGTCGGTGTCGTCGCAGCCCAGGTAGGCGGCGAGGGAGCGGCGCAGCACCCTGTAGTGTGAGCCGAGCCGTGCCGCCGGCAGCTCGCCGGAGCGCACCAGTTCGTAGACCTTGGCGCGACCGAGCTGGAGCACATCGGCGACTTGCTCGATGGTCAAGACGGGCGCGAGTTCGGAGAGGTCGCGCACCGTGGGGGCATGGGTTGCCATTGGTTTGTCCTTCAGCCTACGTGTGGCGGAGCTTGTTCTCTTCCTTCTTCCGTGGATTGAAGACGCCCTCGGCGATGTATCGCGCGATCTTCTCGCCCATCTTCTCCACGTTACTGTCGGTTCCGTATTTCGCGTCCGCCGTCGCTGCTGCCAGAGTTCGTGGATTCAGCGATCGGAGCGCCTTGAGCACTTCCGAATGAGGGAACTTTCCGGCCGGAGTTCTCCAATTCCGAAGGAGGTAGCTGATAGCGTAGAGATTCTGAAGATAGCACGCTCCCGACTTGCCCTCCCAGGCACCCGCAATATAGCGCAGCACATCGCGGACGTGCTGCTCGCCGTGAGCGCTGATGAGTTTGGCAAGTATGGTGGGGTCCGTGATGTTATTCCACGCGCGAGCGGTCTGGTAGACGAAACACTCCGAACGAGCCAGCTCCACGGCGGCCTTCAGTTGCGGATCACCGGTCCAGACCTTGACGCGTGTCGTGTCCGACGGCTTCTTGTGGCCGGCATCGTTGTAGCCATCATAGAGCCAGGCCTCATCCTTGGCGTCGCTGACGGGAACGATCTGCCCCGGCCAGTGCGTGTATCCTTTGCCCCTGGTCTCTGTCCCGCAGTGCTGCCCACTCACGAGGCCCTTGGTGCCGTCCTGTCGCCGACAAGCAGCCAGGCGAACCTTGCGCCAGTCGAATGTGGCTCGGATCTTCTCCGCGAATCTGGGCCTGAAGCGGCGCTGCAACTCCGGCGGGATCTCGTCAATCAGCTCCAGGTCGATGAAGCCATACTCGAAGTTGAGTGTCTGGCCATCGTGATCCATCTGAAAGACGCATGTCGTCTTGTCGGCGTCGAAAGTGTGCGTGTCGCCACCATCCGTCGTGATGATGATGCGTCTGGGGCTCTGGTGCTTCACCGTTCGTCTCATCTCTTTCCTCTTCGGTCCTTGATCTCGGTGATCTTCTGGGCAAATCGATCAAGGCTGTCGTCGGCCGACTCTTCCAGGCAGGCAAAGATGAAGATTTCCCATCCTCGCTTCAGCCAGAGGTCGGAGAGCGCACGCGCGCCATCCATCGCCTCGCGGCAATGAACGACCACTGTCCGGTTGGGGTCCCGAAGCTTCTCTCGGTCTCTATCGGTAGGCGTATCCGTGCGGCAGAGCGCAACGTAGTTCCGGGCGGGCTTCGCGAGCCAGTTCGGGAGGCGTTCCTCTTTCTGCTCGGCATTTTCACCGAAAAACCCTCCGAAATCGAGAGCGCAGGAAGCCCCTCCCTTCAGGGATGGGGAGGAATGCGCCCGCCGCGTGCTTGACAGCAACGCGCCGCTCGTCTATAATAGACGTGTGAAGCTGACCGTCCAACTGAAGCTCGTGACCACGCCCGAAGATCACGCCGCTCTCCTGGCGACCCTGGAGCGTGCCAACGACGCCGCCAACGCCATCAGCGAGACGGCCTGGGAAACGCGCACCTTCGGACAATTCGCGCTTCAGAAGGCCACCTACTACGAGATCAAGGCTCGCTTCGGCCTGACGGCGCAACTTGTCGTCCGCGTCACCTCCAAGGTTGTAGACGCCTACAAGCTCGACCGCACGCGCCTCCGTGTCTTTCGCCGTCACGGCGCCATCGCCTACGACGACCGTATCCTCCGCTACGGGAGCGACCGCGTTTCCATCTGGACCCTCGGGGGCCGGCGCTCCATCGCCTTCGTTTGCGACGACCGAACGCGCCGGCTGCTGGCCTTCCGCCAGGGCGAGAGCGATCTCGTCTACCGGGGCGGCGCGTTCTACCTCTTCGCCACCGTCAACGTCGAGGAACCGCCCGAGGGCGCGATCGAGGACGTGATCGGCGTTGATCTCGGTGTCGTGAACATCGCCGTCGATAGCGACGGGAACCGCCACTCCGGCTCGCACGTGAACTCTCTGCGTGCCCGCCATCGTCGCATCAGACGCCGTCTGCAGACGAAGCGCACCTGGTCGAAACTCCGGCTCCTCAAGAAGCGACGGCGGAAAGAGCGCCGCTTCGCGACCTGGGTGAACCATAACCTCTCGAAACGGATCGTGGCCGAGGCTCAACGCACGAAGCGAGCGATTGCCCTGGAAGACCTCCACGGCATCCGTTCGCGGGTTCGGGCTCGGAAGCCCCAGCGGGCCACGCTCCATTCCTGGTCGTTCTTTCAACTCCGCTCCTTCCTCGAGTACAAGGCGAAGCTCGCGGGCGTCCGCGTCGTCTTCGTTGATCCCCGCAACACCTCGCGGACGTGTCCTTCCTGCGGACACTGCGCCAAAGAGAACCGGCCGAACCAGGCCACCTTCCAGTGTCAGTCGTGCGGCTTCGCTGGGCTCGCCGATCTGATCGCAGCCCTGAACATTCGCGTTCGGGGCTGGGCCGTCGTAAGCCGGCCGCACGCCGACGCGGTTCGATCGGCAAGCCACGCCGCTGGGGAGCTGCAAATGCCCCCCGCTTTAGCGGCGGGGTAGCTTACAGGATGGTTGTTCCTGGCTCGTCACGCCGTCAGCAGCATGGCGAGACTGCGCCCGCCGCGCTCCCTGTTGGTCCCGCCGTCTCTCGGCAAGCCCGGTGATCGTGTCCTTGCCATCAAGCAAAGTCTGCGCCGCCGCAATCTGCTCTTCGGCGGTCTCACGGAAGCTGATCTCGTGAAGGGCCTCGATCTGATCTTCCAGTTTGGTCCCCTCGGCGAACGCCTTGGTCTCCGGTTTCAGCCTTTCTGCCGCTCGGATGTAGCGATTGACGGTGCCAGGGTCCTTCACGCCGAGGATGGAAGTAGCTACCTCGCGGAAGGGTGGGACCGGAGCCTCGATCGAAGATGGTGTTCCACCATCTTCGATCCCCCATCTTTGGGCGTTGACCTTGGCCGAGCCCGTTGCCCCGTGCTTCGTCTCTGGATACTCCTTCTCATAGATCCGCTGTAGCTCGGCAGTCTGCTCCGCCTTCTGTAGTGCGGTCAGGTCCTGTCGCTGCAGGTTCTCGATGATCTCCATCACCCGTGCCGCAGTGTCGCTAACGGTCTCCGGGTAGATCCGAGCCGAGATAGTCTTCCATCCCTTTCGGAGGGCTCCCAGGTAGCGGCGGTGACCATAGATCAACTTGCCGTCGCTCCGAAGGCCAATCGGTTGAAGCAGCCCGTGGCGCTCCATGCTGTCCGCAAGAGCCTCGATACCGTAGACCGAGCGCCGCCCCTCGGGGATGGTAATCTGGGCCACTGGGAACTCGCGCGTATCCACGTCAGGTCGCTTGCTTTCTGCACTCGCCATATCTTCCTCCTTCCTTTGCTCTCCGTCTTATCGGCATCGATGAGACAGGAGAGCAGGGCGGGCCTGCCCACTTGTTCATGCCGCTTCTGATCTCTGCCCTCTGCAACTCGCGGGCCATAGTTGGACTTCTGGCCACTATCCACCGGACAGTTCAAGTTCTACCGATGTGACGACCGTAGTAGCAACGAGTCGGATCAACTTTTTTTTGAAATCCAAGCAAACAGGCGAACTCCCGGCCGGAAGGACTTGCACTGACGCTCGCCAAACCAGTAGACTAGCAGCGTATAGTTCAAGTAGCGGCGAAAGGAGGGCCGCGAGATGAACGAGAGGAGCAGATTCGAATGAGAGGGCACATCAGAGAGAAGAGCCCCGGCGTCCTGGAGGTGATTGTCTACCTGGGCAAGGATGAACGGGGCAAGCCCCGGTATCGGTCGAAGACAACCAGAGAGGGCAAGCGGGCGGCGCAACGGCTGTTGAACCAGATGTTGGCCGATCTCGCCGCCGGCACCGCGCGGCCGGCGTCCGGCGAGACGCTGCGCGACTACCTGACGACCTGGCTGGAGACGACGGGGGCGCTGCGGCTGTCCCCGAAGGCGCTGCAGGTGTATCGGTGCGCGTTCGAGCGCCAGGTGATACCGACGATAGGGGAGGTGGCACTGGACAAACTGCGGCCGGAGGACGTGGAGCGGTGGCTCGTCGGGCTGATGAGCCCCGGCGGGCGGAAGGACGGAAAGGCCGGGCCGCTCTCCGCCACGAGCGCGCGACACTATCTCGTGCTCTTGCGGACAGCATTGAATGATGGCGTCAGGCGCGGTCGGCTCCAGCGCAACCCGGCGGTGCTCGTCGCGCTACCGAAGGCCCCGCTGCCCAACGTGGAGGCGTTCTCGGAGGCGGAGCTGCGGCGGATACTGCACGCGACGTCGGGCCGGTTGCGAATGGCCTGCGTCCTTGGAGCGGGCCTGGGCCTTCGGTGTGGCGAGGTATGCGGCCTCCACTGGGCCGATGTGGACGAGGCCGCAGGCACAGTCACGATACGGTGGGCCGTGGAAGAGACAAAGGCGAGCGGATTGCGGCTGAAACCCCCGAAATCGGGCAAGTCGAGGAAAGTGCCCCTGCCGGCGTTCGTTGCCACCGAGCTGCGGCGGTGGCGCGGAGAACTGGCGCAGCTCCGCCTCTTGAACGGCCCGACGTTTGCCGACAATGGGCTGGTGTGCCCGAGGGATGATGGCAGCCTCTGGCGACCGGGCAACCTCTCCGACGCCTTCGCGGCGCTGGCGGATCGGCTCCAGTTACCGACGCGGCGCTTCCACTGTCTGCGTCACTCCTGTGCCACGAGCCTGTTTGGCCGGGGGGAGAACCCGAAGGTCGTGCAGGAGATTTTGGGACACCACTCGCCAGCATTCACGCTGCAGCGCTACGGCCACGCGCTACCGGAGCACTTCGCGGCGGCGGCGGCGCGATTGGATGCGGCGCTGTCGGGGACCGACCCCAATAATGGACGGATATTGGATGAGGACCAGAAATCGGCCTGATTAGGCACGAATTCTGCCGCAGCGTGTTAACACGGAATTAGCCTGGTAGGTAACCTACCAGGCTTTTTTGTTGCGTCTGGTGGGTGAAGCAGGACAACCTGAAGGAGGTCTGCTTGCTTCCGGTTGAACTGAAATGTCGCCGCGTATATTGGACGCCATATTGGATGATGAGTTCCCTGGTCGGGCAGGCGCGGACGAGGCTTTGTTGATACCGGCTCGCGGCTACTGCCATCGGTTGAACCCCAAGCTTGACAGGCGGCAGCTTGATGGCTAGAATGGAGATACGGCTCCGCTGGAGAGCGGGCGTAGTTTGCAGGGGGCAGGTCCCGAAGCCGTGTCCGTCAGGGTGGAGAAGTGGTCTATCTCGTCGGCCTCATAAGCCGAAGAACGCTGGTCCGAATCCAGCCCCTGACCTCTCATTGCACACGACAGCGCACGCCGCTACAGCTCAATGGTTGAGCACCGCCCTTGTAAGGCGGAGTATCTGGGTTCGATTTCCGGTGGCGGCTCTGGTCGGCAGCTTCAATCAATGGTCCGCCCATGTGCGAGGGGTGCCGCACCAAGTCAACCGAATACAGGCCGGGCAGCCGCCCGTATCGCGCCCTCATTCAGGCGATAGCCCTGCGGGGGATAGGCACACGAGAAGAGTAGTTCCCAGCCGGGGAAGGGCGGCACCTTTGGCGGGCCGGGGGACGACAACCTCCGGCTCGCTCTATTTGCGGGCGACGCTGCGCTCCAGCTCGCGGAGTTCTCGCTGGCTGATCGCGCCCTCCTGTGCGAGTGTGCGAACCTCTTGGAGCAGTGTCTGTGCCCGCTGCATCTTCGCCTTGCGTTCGGCCTCTGACTGGCGGCGGGCCTCGCGGAGTTCTTGCACCAAGGGCGTCAGTGCTTCGCGTAGGAGGCGCTCCAGCATTGCCGCATAGCCTTCGCCACTGGTTCGGGCGTAGTCCCGAAGCTCCCAGACATCCTCCGCCGGGAGGATGACGTGCGCGTGAACCGCCTCGCCGATGACCTCCCGGCCGTCTACGTCGCGTATGGTGACCTCGCGCGGCTTACCTCGTGGCATTGGTGTCCTCCCCCTGGATTGTCGGCGGCAGTGCCGGTTGAACTTACCCCACCGCAGTTATACCCACTGGGAGAACGGTTGAAACTCTGTCCAGATGCAGAGCGACAAGTTAAACCTCACGCTGCCTGCGCGTCCTCCTCGCTCCCCAGGCCCAGGAGGGCGCGCATACGCCGGAGGGCGCTCTGCTCGATGTTGTTGACGTATTGCGGGGTCGTCCTCCACGCCTCCGCGACCTCGCGCATCGTGTGCGGCCACTCGTAGGGCGGAAGGCCGAAGCGGCGGAGGAGGACGTCGCGTTGCTTTGGCGTGAGGGCGTCGAGAGCGGGGCCTATGACGCGGGCGAATTCGTCGGCGTCCGCCACGGCGTCTTCCAGCAGGGGGCCGTCATCGGGAATAAAGTCGGCGAGGGTTACGGGCTTGCCATCGGAGTTCGTGGCGGCAGCGTCGAGAGAGAGGCGGTGCCGGAGCACCAGCCGGCGGGCGCGCACACGATCAGCAGGCAAGCCGATCACGTCCGCCAGCTCTTCGTCGGAGGGGCTTCGGCCGGACTTCTCTTGAAGTTGGGCTTCGGCTGCATCAATCACGCGCAGCTCGTTGTAGACGTAGGCCGGGAACGTGATCGTGGTCGCCGTTCGCTGCATGAGGCGCCGTAGGGCGTTGACGATGGCACTGTGGACATACGTGCAGAGCTGGACGCCGCGGGCCGAATTGAAGGTTCGGAAGGCGCGCAGGGCTGCGCACCGTGCCTCCTGCAGTCCGTCATCGTAGTCGATCACGAACGCGAGCTTACCCGCCAGCCGCTTGCAGAGCCCGTCGAACTGCAGAAGGAGCCGCTCCTCGGCGGCGGCCGGGTCTCCCGGTGCGCGCCTCTGCGCGATGGCGCAGAGTGCAGCCTGTTCCTGGGTCGAGAGCCTGTTTCCCCTCACGGAAAAACCCTCCGAACTCCATAGCGAAGGAAGCCCCTCCCTTCAGGGATGGGGAGGAATTCGCCCCTCGCGTGCTTGACGGATTGTCGCCAGCCGTCTATAATAGATACGTGAAGCTGATCGTCCAACTGAAGCTCGTAACAACTCCCGAGGACCATGCTGCCCTCCTGGCAACACTGGAACGCGCCAACGACGCCGCCAACGCCATCAGCCAGGTGGCCTGGGAGACGCGCACCTTCGGGCAGTTTGCGCTTCAGAAGGCCACCTACTACGACATCAAGGCCCGCTTCGGCCTGACGGCCCAGCTCGTCGTGCGCGTGACCTCCAAGGTCGTGGACGCCTACAAGCTGGACCGCAAGCGCCTCCGTCTCTTCCGCCGCCACGGCTCCATCGCCTACGACGACCGTATCCTCCGCTACGGTGAGGATCGCGTGTCCATCTGGACGGTCGAAGGCCGTCGCTCTATCCCCTTCGTCTGCGACGAGCGGGCTCGTCGCCTGCTGGCCTGCCGGCTGGGAGAGAGCGATCTCGTCTTGCGCGACGGCGTTTGGTATCTCTTCGCCACCGTCAACGTCGAGGAGCCGCCGGAAGGCGTTGCCTGCGACGTGCTCGGCGTCGATCTGGGCGTCGTCAACATCGCCGTCGATAGCGACGGGAACCGCTACTCCGGTAGCCACGTCAACCGGCTTCGCAAGCGACATCGCCGCCTGCGGGCGAAGCTCTCCGCCAGGTGGACCCGCTCCTCGCGTCGTCTGCTCCAGAAGCGCCGCCGCAAGGAGCGGCGCTTCGCCACCCACACGAACCATACGATAGCCAAGCGCATCGTGGCCGAGGCCCAACGCGCGAAGCGGGCGATCGCCCTGGAAGACTTGAAGGGTATTCGCACGCGGGTTCGGGCTCGGAAGCCCCAGCGGGCCGCGCTGCATTGCTGGTCGTTCCATCAACTCCGCTCCTTCATCGCCTACAAGGCGAAGCTCGCCGGGGTGCGCGTGGTCTACGTAGACCCCAAGAACACCAGTCGGACGTGTCCTTCGTGCGGCCATTGCGCCAAGGAGAACCGGCCCGATCAAGCCACGTTCACATGTCAGCGGTGCGGCCTCGCTGGGCTGGCCGATCTGATCGCAGCCCTGAACATCCGTGTTCGGGGCTGGGCCGCTGTAAGCCGGCCGCACGCCGACGCAGTGGGTTCGGCAAGCCACCCCGCCGGGAGCGAAATGCCTCTCGCTTTAGCGGGGAGGTAGCTTACGGAATGCCTCCTCTGGTTCAACCGACGCGACGACACCTCCATGTTAAGTCCAACGGCAGGCACTCGGCAAGCAATAAGTTGAACAGACGTAACACCTAAAGCTTGCCAGGAATTCCGCCAACGAATACAATGGAGGTAGGTTGAACTTGAGGGGGAGGCGGGAGCGTGCAGATTGACTGGAACCTGAACGCTGGGCACCTGCTGACAGCAGTCTCGGCACTCGTCGGCGTACTGCTGACGATGGGTCGATTGAGCCAGAAGCTCGACGACCTCCGAACCGACGTGAGGGACCTGGGGGACGAGATGAAAGCCCACGCCCAAGATGACGCTCGGCGGTTCGAAGAACTGGGGAAGGTGCTGTATCGCCTCTCCGGCCGTATCGGCAACGGCGGCCAATAGGAGACACCGTGCGTTTCGCAACAGATTTCTGGCGTTCGAAGACGACGTGGCTGGCACTCGGCGCGGTCTGCTATGCGCTGGCGGACGTGGCCGCGAAGGGGGAACTGACGTGGCAGAGCGCACTCGTCGCACTCATCGGAGCGTTGGCGGCGACCATTCGGGACACGATCGCCCGGCAGTCGGAGACCGCGAGCCTGGATCTGGACCTGGCGGCGCGGACGCTTCAAGCGGCAGCCGGGGCGAGCGTGACGACGCAGAAGCTGGCCGAGGCGATGTTGGCGACGACGGCGCCGCAGCCAGAGCCGAGGGTGCGCCACTTCAGCCAGGCCACAGCGGCGACGGAGCCGGACGGGGAGGCCGATCGGGACGAGGTGTCGCCGTGAAGCTCGCGGAGACGCTGGAGCAACTGGCACTGGAGCACGCCCGAGAAGCCGTCGATGTGCCGGCGCTCGTGCAGGAAGTGCTGGGCGCCGCACTGGCCGGCGGCAACATCGGCCGCGGCGTCGAGCGGATCCTCCAGAAGCGCCTCACGGCCGAGCAGGGCCGCGCCGCCTCGCAGTCGCTCTCCCGCGCGATGACGAAGCAGATCGACGGCCTGATGGAGCATGAAATGCGGGGCGTCACACTGGAGCAGCGGCGCGCCCTCATCCGCCCGCTCGCGGAGGCGGCCGCAGCGCACCTGCTGGAGGCAGCCGCCGCCCTCGCGGCCTATCCAGACAAGGCGGCCGATGTCGTGGCGGCCAAGGAGGCGCGAGACGCGGGCGCGGTCGTGGCCGCCCGGCGGGAGCGGCTCGCTGTCGAGCAGCGGCTCGACAGGGCGCTCCTTCTCGCGCACCGCGCCCTGTCGGGAGCGGACGGCCAATGAGCGCGGCGGCACCCCCGAAAGCGAAGGGCGAGCCGCGCTACATCTGGGCCGTGCAGACGTTCACCGGCCGGCTGTGGCGCATTGATCCGGTCGCGGCCCGCGTGTTCCGCTTCGAGTGGCAGGACAAGCGCTATTGGCGCGAACAGGACCCGGAGGCGTTCGCCCGCGAGGCGGGGCAGTTCGCGCTCACCTCGCTGCAGTCATGCCCTGTGTTCGCGCTGGGAGAGAAGGCGCGGTGATACGAGCTTGGATCCGGCGGTGGCTCGGGTGGGGTGCTGTCGAGGAGCTTCAGGACGAGTTCTGCAAGCTCGACGGGCGTCTCGATGACCTGAAGCGCGAGCAGGCACGGACGGAGACCTTGCGCCAGGCCCTCGCCGATGAGCGGGCTTCTTTCGTCGCCCGGCTGACTGCTGTGGAGAACAGCGCTGCTGCGGCGAACTCGCGGGCCGAACGGCTGGAGACGGCATTGGCACGGCTGGAGGGGCGAGTTCGGGAACTGGAGGGCGTGAGCGGTCTCAATGTGCGCTTCGTCCCCCGATCGGCTGTGGACTCGGCGCGCTCGGGTTCGGAGATGACGGCGTCTTCCGAGGTGACCTTGTGAGGAAGCTCTCCTGCCTCTGCCTCCACCATACGGCGACGGCGACCGGCGACGTCGAGCGGTTCCGCCGGGAGCACCGCGCGAAGGGCTGGTCTGACATCGGCTATCACGGGCTCATCCTCCCCGACGGCGTGTTCCAGCAGGGCCGGCCGGATGAGCAGGTCGGTGCCGGCGTCTACGGTGCGAACACGGGCCTTCTGCACGTTGCCCTGATCGGCCAGTTCGACAAACACTCGCCGGGCTTCACCGGGCGGCCGACGAAGGCGCAACTCGCGACGCTCGGCGGCTGGCTGCTCGATCGCAACTGGAAGTATGCCGGCCGGTTCGCCCGACCGGCGCTGGAGGTGGCGGGTCATCGCGAGAAGGCGCTGCCGACGCACCCGACGGTGTGCCCTGGCTCCGAGTTCCCGCTGGCCGATGTGCGCCGCTGGTTCGAGCACTACGCAATGGTGTGGCGACCCGGCGAGACGCCTACCGTCTCGCTCGGCGAGTTCGTTGAGCGCGGGGGCACCTTTGCCTTGCTCGACGAGGTGACGCGGCTGACGGAGCAGCCGAGGCGCCTGAAGGTCATCGGTCCCGACTTCGTGACGGAGGTGCCGTGCGACGACTGGGAGATTCGCCAGGGGCAGACGTGGGTGCGCCTGCGGGCACTCTGCAACGCGGCGGGGCTGACGGTCGAGGCGGACGGCGCGGACGTGCTGGTGAGGGCCGACAGGTGAAGCGCCTCTCGCGCTTCTGGAAGGTGGGCCGGATCGTATTCTCGACGCGGCCATTGCCGCCGAAGCCCTGCCGAGTGCTCGGGATCGGTGGTAAGGCGGGGGAGTGGATGGCGAAGCCGCTCTGGTGGCGGTTCTATCTGGTGCGCCCGCAGCGAAGGAAGGTGGTAGCGTGAAGCGACTACTGGCAGAAATTGAGTGGCGCGTCGGCCCGTGGCTGCGCGATCGCCGCGAGCGGCTGTGCCTCTGGTGTGCGCGCCGGGTGCCGCACTGGCTGCGCTACTGGGTGTGCGTGGACGCGATCGCACGAAGCACGTCGGGGCCGTATAGCTCGACGGTCGTGCCGGAGTTGGCGGCGATGGACGTGCTGGAGCGGCTGCGGGTGCTGCGCGGGTGACGCAGGAACACATGTCTCGGAACACACTATGGCGGACAGCGGAAAGCGGAACACGAAGCGGGTAGCGGACGACGCCCTCCGTGACGAGCGGAGGGCCGCCGTCGCGTTTCGCCTCCGCCAGGGGTGGACCGAGCGCCGGATCGCTGCCGACCTCGGTATTGGGCTGACGACGGTCTGCCGGGACGTGAAGGCCGTCCGCGAGGAGTGGCGCAGTCGGGCGTCCCTCGACTTCGACGGGCACATTGCGGAGGAGTTGGCGCGGCTCGACGTGGCGACGGGGGCGGTGTGGCCGCAGGTCGAGGCGGGAGACGTGGCGGCCGGACACCTCTACGTCAAGCTGTCGAAGGCGCGGCGGGAACTCCTCGGCCTCGACGCACCGGCCCGTGTCGAGCAGAAGGTCAAGGTCGAGAATGACGACCCGCTTGAGGCCCTGGAATCCTCATATCGCCGAGCCTATGACGCCCGAAGCGCACGCGAGGTTTCTTCGGGACCAGACGCCGGAGATAAGGCGGTGGCTCGCTCGTGATTGGCTCTCTGTCGCCCGACCGGAGCAGATTGAGCCGGAGGGCGACTGGCGCTATTGGGTCATTCTGGCTGGGCGGGGTTTCGGCAAAACGAGGTCGGGTGCGGAGTGGGTTCGGGAGCGCGTCAAGCGCCACAGGTTCGTCAACCTCATCGGGGCGACGGCCGACGACGCTCGGGACATCCTTGTAGAGGGCGAGAGCGGTATCCTCGCCATCTGCCGCGACGAGGAGCGGCCGGAGTTCAGGAAGAGTGAGCGGAAGCTCCTCTGGCCGAACGGCGCTGTGTCGCTTATCTTCACCGCGGACGAGCCTGACCGGCTCCGTGGCAAGCAGCACGAGGCCCTATGGGGCGACGAGCTGGCGGCGTGGCGCTACGTAGACGAGGCGTGGGCGCAGGCGATGTTCGGCCTCCGGCTTGGTGACGACCCGCGAGCCGTCATCACGACGACGCCGCGCCCCATCAAGGCGCTGCGCGAGCTGCTGGCGGACCCGCATACGGTCCCGACGCGCGGCAGCACCTACGAGAACCGGGCGAACCTGGCACCGGCGTTCTACGACGCCATCATCAAGCGCTACGAGGGCACGCGGCTTGGCCGGCAGGAGCTGAACGCCGAACTGCTCCTCGACAACCCGGACGCGCTGTGGAGCCAGACGCTCATTGACGACCTGCGCGTCAAGAAGGCGCCCGCGCTGAAGCGTATCGTCGTCGGCGTGGACCCGGCGGTAACGAGCGGCGAGGATAGCAATGAGACGGGTATCATCGTCGCCGGCCTGGGCGTGGACGGGCACGGCTACGTGCTGGACGACCGGACGCGGCGCGCGAAGCCGGCCGAGTGGGCGGCAGCCGTGGCGATGGCGTATCACGACTGGAAGGCGGATAGGGTCGTGGCCGAGGTGAACAATGGCGGCGAGTTGGTCGAGGCCGTCGTGAGGACGGTGGCCCCGCGCGTCAGCTATAAGGGCGTGAGGGCAGCGCGGGGCAAGGTGACGCGGGCGGAGCCGGTCTCCAGCCTCTACGAAAAGGGGCACGTCCACCACTGCGGCTACTTCGCGCAGCTGGAGAGCCAGATGACGGACTGGGTGCCGGGGATGCCGAGCCCAGACCGCATGGACGCCCTCTGCTGGGCCATCCATGAGCTAATGCTGGCTGGAAGAGGCGGAGAGGCCCACGCATTTTGAATTCTCTTGTCTGGATGGTATAATAGCAATTATGCGAAAGGAAGTTATCGTATTCAACGGCTTCCGCTTCCAGCGATGGCCGGACCATCCGGACAGGTCGAAGCGCGTCTACTACTGGCCGACCCGTCACGATCGCAAGAAGCACGGGCTCGGGGCATTGCATTGTGAGATATGGAAGGCGGCGCACGGCCCAATACCGGAGGGCCACGTCATCCATCACCGAAAAACCTTCCGCAGCGGAGAGCGAAGGAAGCCTCCGGCTTCAGCCGTGGGGAGGAATTCGCCCACCGCGTGTCCGAAGTCCGCTCCGCATAGATTGATTTGCGGCACGGATTGTGCTATACTATAGGTATGAAACAGACAATCGTCCTGAAGCTTGAGCCGTCGCCAGAACAGCACGCGGCACTGCTCTCCACTCTGGAAGCGTTCAACGCCGGCTGCCAGCACGTGGCGGACGTGGCCTATGAGAAGCGGCTTGCCAACAAGATCGCCCTGCAGCCGCTCGTCTACGGCACGCTTCGGGAACGGTTTGGCCTCTCCTCGCAGATGGCCGTGCGGGCGATCTCCAAAGCCGTCGAAGCCTACAAACGGGACAAGCGTGTCCACGTCCGGTTCAAGCCCCACGGAGCGATGGTCTACGACGAGCGGATCATGTCCTTCAAAGGACTGACCCACGTCTCGCTCCTGACCCTTGCCGGCCGGCAGGTGATCCCCCTGCGCTACGGCGCCTATCAGGCCGCCCGGCTGGACCGCCGGCAGGGGCAGGCCGATCTCGTCTACCGGGACGGCGCCTTCTACCTCTACGTGACGATCGATCTGCCGGCGCCGCCGCCTACCGAAACCGGCGACGTGCTGGGCGTCGATCTGGGGATCGTCAACGTTGCCGTCGATAGCGACGGCGAAGAGCACACGGGAGAGGCGATCCGCGCCGTTCGCTGCCGCTACCTGAGACTGCGGCAAGGTTTGCAGAAGTGCGGCTCGAAGTCAGCGAAACGCCACCTCAAGAAGGTGAAGCGGAAGGAGAGCCGCTTCGTCAAGCACGTCAACCACTGCATCTCCAAACACCTCGTTCAAAAAGCGTGCTCCGGCCAAAGGGCACTCGCTCTCGAAGACCTCAAGGGTATCCGCCAGCGAGTAACGGTGCGAAAGAGCCAGCGCTACGAACGGAACTCCTGGGCGTTCCACCAGCTCCGGCAGTTTATCGCCTACAAGGCGGCAGCAGCGGGCATCCCGCTGATCCTGGTGGAGCCCCGGAACACCTCGCGCACCTGTCCGCAATGTGGGCATTGTGCCAAAGAGAACCGTCGAAGCCAAAGCGAATTCCTCTGTGAAAAGTGTGGCTTCTCGGCCAACGCCGACTTCGTTGGGGCAACCAACGTCTGCCGGCGTGGCCGGGAAGCACGGGCCGCCGTAAGCCGGCCTATGGTGTCGGACGTGGCTCCCATCGGAGGAGCCTGCCGTCGTCCAGGCGCAATGCCTCCCGCTTTAGCGGGGAGGTAGCTTACAGAGGAGATAGAGGCCGTTGCTCGCGAGCACGCTGCCGAGAGCGGCTTCGACATCGACAAGGAGCCACACGGCCTATTCAGGGCGATGATGGCCGTTCTGTCCTCATCGGAGCTTCGGCGGAAGGTTGACGAGCGCGTGAAGGTGCGGCGCGAAGGCGGATAGGAGGCGCGAGGTGGCGGAGCCCTACATCACCGAGGAAGTCTTCCCGAAGGCGCTGGCGCTCCTGCGCGCCGAGTGCGACTACGCCCTCTACGAGGACTACTACGAGGGCCGCCACCGGCTCGCGTTCGCGTCGGAGAAGTTCCGCAACGCGTTCGGCCGCCTCTTCCGCTGCTTCCGGGCGAACGTGTGCCCGCCCGTCGTGGACGCCGTGGCCGACCGGCTCGTCATCACGGGCTTCGAGGTGGACGTGGAGGACCAGGAGGCCGCGGCGCGGGTGGCGGAAGCCCGGCCCGCCGAGCAGCGGCGCCACCGGCAGGAGGCGCGCCTGGCCGCGCAGGCCGATGTCCACGAGCAGCACATCCGGCAGGTGTGGAAGCACAACCGGATGGACTACAACGCCGGCCGCGTCCACCTCCAGGCCCTCCGCGACGGCGACGCCTACGTCATCGTGTGGCCCGACCCCGACGACCCGAAGCGGCCCCTCATCTACCATCAGGACTGCAAGCGGATCCGCGTCTGGTATGACCCCGACCGGCCGGGCCGTATCGTGTGGGCGGTGAAGGCGTGGCGGGACGTAGACAGTATCGACCCGAAGGACATCGCCTGCGGCGTCCGCGCCTCCGCGCGCTACCGGCTCACGCTCTACTACGCCGACCGGATCGAGAAATACGTGACGAAGACCAAGCACCAGCAGCTCCCCGAGCGGGTGTCCGCGTTCGAGCCGCTGGAGGTGCCCGGCGAGCCGTGGCCGCTGCCGAACCCCTACGGCCGCGTGCCCGTGTTCCACTTCGCGAACAACGCCAGCACGGGCGAGAGCGGCGCCTCCGAGTTGCGTGATGTCATCCCGCTGCAAGATGCGCTCAACAAGGCGCTGATGGATATGATGGCCGCGATGGAGTTCGTGGCGCTGCCGCAGCGGTGGGCCACGGGGCTGGAGATCCAATACGACGACGACGGCAAGCCCATCCCGCCGTTCACGCCAGGGGTAGACCGGCTCTGGACGACGGGCAGCACCGAGGTCAAGTTCGGCGAGTTCGCGCAGTCCGACCTCCGCCAGTTCTCCGATGTCATCAACGACTTCCGCATGGACATCGCGCGCATATCCGGCACGCCCCTACACTACTTCGCGCTGATGACGGACCCGCCGAGCGGTGAGGCGCTGAAGGCGCTGGAGGCGCGGCTCGTGCGGAAGTGCAGGGACCGGCAGCTCGCGTTTGGCGCGGTGTGGGCCGACCTCGTGCGGTTCTGCCACGTCATCCAGGGCCACCCGGAGGAGGTGCAGTTCCGCGCCGTCTGGGAAGACCCCGCGCCTCGGAGCGAGAAGGAGCACGCGGAGACGCTGCTCCTCAAGAGGCAGCTCGGGGTGCCGTTGCGTCAGCTCCAGCGCGAGTTGGGCTACAGCGAGGAGCAGATCGACGAGTTCGACATCGAGCGCGAGGAGGAGGGGGCCGACGTTGCCGCCACCGTCCTCGGCCAGCTCGATCGGGGTGAGATGGCGGCGCGCGGCGTGCAGGGGGACGGCGGGGCGAACGGGGCGGCCTAGGGGGGCGTCCGATAAAGCCACGCCGCTTTACCGGCCGTGGAGCAGTCACTCGACATAGTCGGCCGCCTTTCGCTCCCACTTCTCGACCGTACGGCGGTAGCCCATTGCTGCGAGAAGCTCCCGTGCCGCGGCTGCTGCCGCGTCCACGGAGGCGAGCAGGTTCTCCGCTTCCTCCGGGTCAGGCTTCCCCGTCTCGCTCTCGTATCCCTCCCAGACGCGGGCGAGGAGGCCGCCCACGCGCTTGCTGTTGGAGCGGCAGTCGCGCGCTGCTAGGGCGGCCCTGCGCTTGGCTTCGTCAGGCGGCAGGAGCGGCCACCTCTGGGTCTTCATCGCCCCTCATCTCCCGTTAGGTCGGTAATGCCCACCGTGTAGCGCGTGCCCTTCGTCCTGCCGGGCCGCCACTCCACGACGGGGCCGTTCGCGTAGACCAGCGTGTCGACCATCCCGCCGTAGACGTTGACCGCCTCCTCGCGCGTTCGACAGACGACCTCGTCTTCCCAGCCGTCCTCGCGGTGCTCCATCGCCCACACGTGGAAGGGATACTCGGCTTCGTCGTAGCCGACGATTTCCGGCTCCAGGCCGGTAAGGCCGGGCGGTAGGTTGTTGCTCATTGTGGCCTCCTACAGAGCGAAGACGCTCATCGGATCGGTGCGCCGCACGGCGCTAACGCGTATGCCATCGGCCAACTGGAGGGCGAAGATGGCAGCCAGTGCGCACGACGCCGCAACTGGGCGGCGCTCTCGGGCCGGTCAGCTGCCTCCAGCAGCGCGATGGCGAGGTCAACCAGCGCGCGGGCCTCATCGCGGGCGACGGCAGCATCGTCTTGGTCGTGGTCCAGTTGAAAGGAGAGTAGGGTAGGGATGGGTAGGTATCTCATAGGTTGAACCTCCGACCTACTCTACCGGGAGAAGTTCAACTGTGCAACGGGTTAGTCGGGTATAATTGAAGTAATCTCTAATCTGACCGAATAGAACCCGCCGCAAGCAATCAATGGCTACCCTGCAAGCCCTCGCAGCCGAGTTCCGCCGCGACCTCCTCGCGCAGGAGAGCCGCGCCGCCGCGCGCATGGTCCGCGCCTACGCCGTCGCTACGGCCCGCCTCTCGCAGCAGCTCGACCGCGTCACGCGCCAGATAGCGCAGGCGGAGGAGCGCGGGCAGCCGGTCGGCGTGTCGTGGCTGTTCCAGCAGGAGCGGCTGGCGAACCTCAAGGCGCAGGCAGAGGCGGCGCTCGCCACGTTCGCGCGCCAGGCGGCGCAGGAGACGGAGGCGCGGCAGGCGCAGACGGTGGCGGCAGCTGGGGAGCAGGCGCGGCAGCTCACGCTGGCAGCCCTCGGCGACGGGCCGGCGCCGGCGGTCGCGGCGGTGGAGGTGTCGTTTCTGCGGCTGCCCGCGGGTGCGCTGGAGGAGCTGGTCGGCGTCCTGGGCGACGGGAGCCCCCTCCGCCGGCTGTTCGACGCGCTGCCGGCCCTCGTGTCGGAGCGACTCGAGCAGGGGCTTCTCGCGGGTGTCGCGGCCGGCCTCGGCCCGCGCGAGATAGCGCGGCAGGTGCGGGAGGCGGAGAGCCTGGGCTTGAACCGCGCGTTGCTGATCGCCAGGACGGAGGTGCTACGCGCGCACCGTGAGGCGACGCGGGCGACCTACCAGGCGAACGCGGATGTCGTCGAGGGGTGGGTGTGGACGGCAGAGTTGGGGCCTCGCACCTGTCCTAGCTGCTGGGCGCTCCACGGGTCATTCTGGCCGCTTGACGAGCCGCTTGCGTCTCACCCTGCGTGTCGCTGCAGTATGAGCCCCAGAACGCGCTCCTGGGCAGAGCTGGGCTTCCACGGGATACCGGAAACGCGACCGGAAATCGAAGCCGGCAGCGATGTGTTCGCCCGGCAGCCAGAGGAGACGCAGCGCGCGGTGCTCGGGCCAGCCGGCTACGAGGCGTATCGTCGCGGCGAGGTGTCGTTGGCCGACTTCGTAGCCCGTCGAGGCAATCCCGAGTGGGGGGATATGCACTACGCGAGGAGCCTGCGGGCGGTGCGGGACGGCAGAGGAGGCGAGGTCGTCGGGGCGGCGGCGGTGCCGGGGCCGCCCCGCTAGGCGGGGACGGCCTCCTCCAGCACGGTGGCCTTCGTCGGCGGCCCACACGCTCGGCGCGGTCAGGTGCGGCCCCTCGACCTGCTGCTCGGGCTCGCTTCCCCACCGCACTCCGTAGAACACCACGCTCGTCGCCATCGCTCCCTCCGTCGCTTGCCGGTTCACCTTCCGACAGGAGAGTTATCGGCAGGTTCAACTGCATCTAGAGGGTGCGGGCGGAAGTTGTTCCTCCGCTACGCGGGCGGGAGAGCCTTGACGCGGACGCGCATCTCCTGGTGTGGGTGCAGGACGAGATCCGCCAGCACGACGACCGGCACGCCGAGGACTTCGGCGCAGTCGAGGGCGATCCGCTGTATCATCGCCTCCATGCTCCGAATGCCGTTCTCGTGGCCGCCGACATACTCCGCGATGTAGCCTTTGAGGGAGTAGACCTCTAGCACGGCCTCGGCCGGCCGGTAGCGGATACGAACGCGGCTGCCGGCCTGCGGGTTCCCGCTGACGGGGCAGCACTTCGGTAGGGCGATGGTATTCTCCACCCAGAGGGGCACGCGGGGCAGCTCGTTGGGCATCGTCTTCAGGGTCATAGTCGCAGCGTCCTCTGTTGTCCAATCGGTATCCGAAGCACCTCGTCGCGCCACTGGAGCGCGTAGATGATGCAGTTGTTGCAGTGCTTGTGGGTGCAGCCCGGCAGTGGCGGTTGCCGACGCGCGGCGAATGACCAGGCCATGCTGTCGGCGGAGGCCAGCACGTCCCAGCAGCGCCGAAGCCCAGTCATCTTGAACCCGAAGCCGTGCAGGTTCAGAGGCTGGAGTTGTCGGATGATGACCTCTGCCTCATCCATCGCCTGACGGCGACAGACGCTGCCCACTCCGACGATTGGCAGCCGCTCCAACTCCACGCCCGCCGCGAGGTAGGCGTCCGCGTGGCGCAGGTAGTCCTCGGTCGCGGCCCCCTGAAGCACAGGTATCCAGGGTATGTCGGGCGCCATATCCGTCAGCGTGAGGTAGCTCGCCAGTGTGCGCCACTGGTGCTCTCGCAGGGGCAGGCCCGTTTTCTCCAGGATCCACTCCTCGCACATCCAGTCCTGCGGTGCGGCCCACTCCAGTTGCCCCATTTCGGCAGCGAACCGGCGCGCCTCGGCGACATACTGCTCCGGCCCGACAGTCCACTCGCCGTAGAGATCCAGCTCCGAGTATCCGCCGCTGTCTAGCACCCACGGCACGCGGGCACGCGGCAGGCGCTTCCGACCGGCCAGCCGGCGGCGCGACACGCAGAGCGGCACATCCAGGCGTTCCAACCAGGCAGGTTGATGTGTGCCGAGCCAGAAATGCATCGGGCGGTTCCTCCATTGATAGTCTACCGATTTCGGTTCAACGGAGCAAGCGCGCTGCGATGATGGTTCAACTGACAGCCTGACCGACAGGTGGACGTCCTAGAGAGTAGCTGCCGCTATAGTGGAAAGTGAGAGACGCTTCAACTTGTTGGACCGGGCGGGACGCGCCCGTTGGGGCATAACGTGGCCGGTTGCGGCGTGCGTGCTCCAAGAAGCTGCGCGACTTTAGTCGCTGCAGAGCGTCACCGGGAGAGTGTATGCGACATCTTTTGGGCCAGGAGCCCTTTACGGTCTTCAGCGCGGACAGCGGCGCAGGCTCGGGCGGTTCAACCAGCAGCGGCGACGGGGCGGGTTCCCCGGCCGGCAGCGGCGGGACCGGTGAGGGCGGCGGCCAGTCCGGCAACGAAGGCGGTGCCCCAGGCGGGCAGCAGCAGGCGGGTGCCGGCGGGGCCGGCGACGCCAAGAACGACAAGCAGTATCCCGAGAGCTACGTCCGCGAACTCCGCGAGGAAGCGGCCAAGCACCGGCGCGAGAAAGCGGCCATCGAGGCCAAGCTCAAGGCGCTGGAGGACGAGAAGCTCTCCGACACCGAGAGGCGCGAGAAGCGGCTGAAGGAGCTGGAGGCGGAGAACGCCCGGCTCGCGGGCGAGAGCCGCCGGGCGGCCATCCTCGCGCAGGCCGCAGCGGCCGGGGCCATCGTGCCCGAGGCGATTGTCGGACTGGTGCCGGCGGACGCCGAGGATGTGAAGGCCGGGGTCGCCGCCGTGAAGCGCGAGTATCCGCAACTCTTTGTGAAGCCGAGTGCCGGCAGCGCCGACGCGGGCGCGGGCAACGGCAAGAACAAGGAGCCCGTCGACATGGACACGCGAATTCGCCGGGCCGCAGGCCGGATGGTCTAGCTCCTGCGGGGGAGCCATAAGTGTCGGACTACGACAACCTGATTAGCCGTGCAAACGCGCAGCCCCTCATTCCCGAGGAGGTTGTCGCGGAAATCTTTCAGGAGATGCCGCAGCAGTCGGTCATTATGTCGATGGCTCGGCGCCTGCCGGACATCTCCCGCAACCAGACGCGCGTCAAGGTGCAGTCGGTCCTGCCGACAGCCTACTTTGTCGACGGCGAGGCGCCCACCGGCGGCCTGAAGAAGACGACCTCGATGGAGTGGAAGAACAAGTTCCTCAACGTCGAGGAGATCGCTGTCATCGTGCCCATCCCCGAGGCGGTCCTCGACGACGTGGACACGCCCATCTGGGAGCAGGTGCGGCCGAAGATTTCCGAGGCATTCGGGAAAAAGTTCGACCGCGCGGTTCTCTTCGGCGAGGAAGCGCCGGCGAGCTGGCCCGACGACATCCTGACCGGCGCCACGGCGGCGGGCCACACCATCACGCACGGCGCGATGGCGGACATCTACGACGAAATCTTCAAGCCCGGCGGCCTGAAGAACCTGCTCGCCAAGGACGGCTACCGAGTGACCGGCTACGTCGGCGACATCGAGGTGGAGGCGCTGCTGGAGGGCCTGCGGGACGCCAACGGGCAGCCCATTTACAAGGCGTCTATGCAGGCGAACCAGCCGGACACGCTCGGCGGTCGGCCACTCGTCTACCCGATGAACGGGAGCATGGACGATTCGCAGGCGCTTCTGTTCGCGGGCGACTGGTCGAAGCTCGTCTGGGCTATGCGGAAGGATATGACGACCAAGCTCCTGACCGAGGCCGTCCTTCAGGACGCGGCGGGTGACATCACCCACAACCTAGCGCAGCAGGATATGGTCGCCATGCGGTTCGTAATGCGGATCGCCTGGCAGATCCCGAACCCGGTAAACCGGATGAACGAGAACGACGCCACGCGCTACCCGTTCTCGGTCCTGCTGCCGGCAGCCTAGTGCCCGCCGAGGGGGCCGGCTCCGGCTGGCCCCCTCCTCTCCATAGGAGGTGAGGCGATGATGAAGAGCGACGGCGGGCGCTTCCTCACGGCCCCCGCCAGGAGTGCGAAATGAGCAGCGCAAGCCCCGGAGGCTGGTATCCCAAGAACCCGCTCCTCGGTCAGGAGCTGCAGGGCGTCGAGGGCGCCCGCACGGTGGACCTCGGCTTTGTCGCCCACGTCAAGCTGACCGCAGCCGAAGCCGCCGCTGCCGACACGGACGCCGTTCACGCGGCGGTTCAGGACAACGGCGCGCAGCAGGTCATCACGACCGGCTTCACCAATCCGCCCTACCCGCGCAACATCACGGCCACGGCGGGCGGCACGGCGGGCGACATCAAGGCCATCCAGGTGACGGTCGAGGGCACGAACGACGCGGGCGAGACCATCACGGAGACGCTGCCGGCGTTCACCGTAGACACGCCGGGCACGGTCGTCGGCAACAAGGCGTTCAAGACGGTGACGAAGGTCACCATCCCCGCCCACGACGGCACGGGTGCCACGACGGCCATCGGATTCGGTGACAAGATTGGCCTGCCCTACAAGCTCGCGCACAACACGGTTCAGGACGCCTACCTGAACAACACGCGCGAGGGCACGCCGCCCACGGTCGCGGTCTCCATCTCGGCGCTGGAGAGCAACACCGTGGACCTGAACAGCGCGCTGAACGGGACGGCCGTCGATATCTACCTGTTCGTCTAGTTGACTGCTGCCGGGCCGGCGGGTTCCCTCCTTCCTCGCCGGCCCGGCCCCTTGCGAGGTGACGCGTGGCAAGCACGGTTCACGACGGAACGACGAGACCGATAGTCCAGAAGGATCCGATCCTTCCAGGCGGCCATCGCCCAGAGGTCGTTATGACGACCGGCAGCGGTATCACGCCTATCGATATCACACCGGCCGACGCGTTGTCCATCACTACCGGCGGCGTCTCGCAGCCAGTTTTCAATGCGAATCCTGACCGCCTCTACCTGCTGGTTCAGAATGTCTCGGATGAAAATCTGTGGGTGCGATTTGGAGCAGACGCCGAACAAGGCCCGCCGTCGGCGCTGCTCTTGCCAGGCGGCCTCGGGAAGATCGAGTTCCCCGACGCGTCCGGCGTGATTCCCACCGCGGCCGTTAACATCGTCGGTGCCACGGCGGGAAAGGAGTTCGTGGCGTGGGAAGGGGAGGCTTGATCGTGGCGGCGGACTACCCGAACCTCGAACACCTGACGCTGGACGAGCAGCGCGCCTACTGGCATCAGGCGCTCAAGAACATTGACGCGTTGACGCTGGAGAGCTATATCAATCGTGTGATGGAACCCGAGAGCGAGGTCGAGCGGCGGCGCTACGAACTCCGAGTTAAGGCGCAGGCGAATCTCCGACGCGCGCACGAGGAGTGGCTAGCGACGCTCCCCGAGGAGGAGACGCCTCCCGGCGTCAAGGAGTAGGCCGGATGGGCCTCTGGAACGCAATCAGCCAGGCGCAGCACCTCCAGCGCACCGCCGGAGAGCACATCCTCGCGGGCACGCCGCAGGCGTCGGCAACGAAGGCGCTTCTGCGACTCGGAAACGCCCTTGTCGGCGGCGATGTTGATGGCACCTACCTGGCCATCGGTGCGCCAAGCGGGTTCCCCGGCGAGTTGGTCAATCTCCAGGTGAACGGCGTCACGGCATTCAAGGTTGATTCAACCAGCAGGGTGACCATCGGCAGCAATGCGCTTAATGGCCGCCATGTGGAGATCGGCGCGGATGGGTCCTCGGGATTGATCAGGTGCCACGAGGCCAACAGCGCGAACAGCAACGGTGCCCTGGCCCGTATCACGTTGAGCTGTAACGGGGGAGGCAACACGAACAGCGGCGATCTGGCTGCGTTTACCCCTAATCACAGTTCCAGCATATTACAAGACCGTTTCGGTCTGCAGAGCGGCAGCGACAGCACCGGCCTGATCTTCAACGCCAACGGTGCCAGCCAAGACATGATCTTCGCCGTGCAGGGCACCCGCGCCATCACGATTCTCTCCGGTAGGCAGGTCAATATCGGGACCTCCACTGCAAACCTGGCGAGGTTGTCGATAGTGGGGGTAGGGGACGAGGTGCAGTTCCTGGTTCAGGGAAACAGCATCCAGAACCAGGACTTCGCTCGGTTTCAGACCTCGGGTGGCACACAGATCTTGCAACTCACGAATGCAGCACTCTTCCGGCTGCGGAACACATCGAACAGCGTTCGCGTGGAGCACGACACGGCAAACGGATACCATGCTCTGAATGGTGCCGTGATATCCACGGTGGCCCTCACTCTCAACACACTGAACGCTGGCAACCTCGGCCTTCTCATCAAAATGGCGAATGGCCAAACCCAGGTGCCGTTCCGCATTGACGATTTCAACGCTGGCGGCACGCTGCTCACGGTGAATGCCTCG